TCCCCGCAGGGGTTCCAGACAGGGCGCAGCGGTACGTGCTGCCAATCTCACGGAGGAGGATGGCCTGCCACGACTTTCCGTAGTTAGCCTGGCGGTGTGTCTCGTCCGCGATCACCACGTCTGCGTACTGACCAGTGATGGCACCCGTCCGCATCATTTCCCAGGTGATCAGGTACCAACCAGGCATCTGCTTCTTGAGTGCGCCGAACGACAGGGTGTTGACCTTCTTGTCGTTGGCAAGCTCGAACACGTTGGTGTCAGGCAGCTGCTCCTTGATGGTGGAAGTCCACGAGCGCTTGGTGTTGCGGGGAAGCACAACGACAACGGTCTTCACGTTGTCCTTGCGCTTCACCCACTCAATCGCTGCGAGGGTCTTGCCCAGTCCAACTTCCCAGGCGAAGAACACAGCGTCATGCTCAGCAAGACGCGCGACTTCAACCTCTTGGTAGTCGTACAGGGTTTTCAATTTACCTCCTAGTAGATGCCGTAGTTCCAGTAGCCTTGGTGAACCTCGATGAGGAACTCATTGATCTTATCATAGTCGGGAAGGTCAGGTGCATGGGTGCCATCCAACTCACTTAGCAGCAGACTCTCAGTTTCAGAGAGGAGTCGCATCACATCATCGTAGCTGTAGGCACCGGCCCGAATGTTCTTGGCGATGTCGAGTGACCGACCAACCAGGGGGATACCTACATCCCCATTAGCCATGTACCTACGACCCTGCACACCGAGGCGATACGCATGGTAGGCGAACTTGATGTCGTAGCCGTGCTCTGCCTCTAGGTCGGGTCGCTTCTGCCCTCGCTTGCCCTGTAGAGCGGCGATCTGGCTGTGCAGGTACCCGAGGTAGGCTCGGCCTGCTTTCTTGCTCCAGAAGATGTCTCGTGACAGGATGAGAGCCTCTCCTATCTCAGATGTCACCTCGTACGTAGGAAGGTGCAGAAGAGAGCCAACGGTAGGGTTACCAGCAGCAGCGAGAGAGGCAAACTTACGCAGGGAGTGGTACGTAGTGTCGGACTCTCCTGCCTTGGACTTCTCGCCTTGGGCTGCGTCACTGACGCGCTTGGTTTCGTACTTGCCAAGACCAATCACTTCCTCTTCTGTCTCTAGAACGATCCCCATGTAGTCATGGTCACTGCTCTCGGTGGCAGTGCCCTGTGCGGTGGACCCATACTCACCGAGCAGGATCAGTAGATTATCTTGCATCATCGGTCACCTCCTTTGGGCTCCACCATAGCCCACACCTTTTCCCTGACATCCTTGCCCTGGCGCAGTGAGAACATGAATCCTCGAAGCTCAAGAGGAATGTGGCGCTGCACAGCCAGGGCGAACGTCTTCTGGTCAGGGTCAGGGTGACCCGCGTTGTCCAGCTGACGACGAAGGAACACCCACTCCTTATCGATGCGCGAAAGGTGGTTGAACACCTCCTCGTGCAGTTCATCGTAGACTTCCTCGGCCCACTTGTACAGTTCGTCGGGCAGTTGCGCAAGCATTGCCTCGTACTTGCCATCCTTGATGGCACGCCAAATGCTCTTGCGGTTCAGCCCTGTGACCACACGGTGTAGCTCCACATAGTCAGCCTGCTTGATCTTCACACCCTTGAACTCACTCGTCCACACTACCCAGCCCTCCGAGTTGGGACGGCTGAGGTTCTGAACGATGTCCTCGAACCCGATGCCATTCTGGTTGGAGAACGCAGGCACAGGAAGGTAGGCACCCGATGCCACATGGATGTATCCGAGTGGCTGGAGGAACTCTTGGTCATCATAGTTCAGGACGATGCGGTTCTCCGGGTAGATGATTTCGAACAGCGGAGTGTAGCCACTGTCGATCCACTCGTCTGCCATGTACGCCTTGCCCGAGGCATGGAGAATCGATGTGCCCTTGACGGCTTGCTCTGAGTTGAAGCTGCCTCGCGTAGCGATGGCAGGCGTTCCGTTCGGGGTGCGGTACAAGATACCGAGCGAGCCGTCAAACTTGTTGCCATAGGCATAGAGCGGTGCCTTCCAGTCGAGGATGGCTGGTGCCTCTGCCTCATCCCAGTTGTGCATCTTGGCGAACGGACGTGCGAGCACATCCATTGTCTCCATGTTCACAATGAGTCCACGGCACAGACGGGTCGCAGCGTTCCACCGACGAGAGAACTGTGCCTCCGGGGTGTAGTTGTAGATCACATAGTGATCGTACAGCGGGTGGTGTCGGGCAGAGATGAACCCTGCCTCCACCTCAGCTGCCAGCAGATCAACGTCCACAATTTCATTCAGTTTAGTCACAGGTAAATCACCTCCGGTCCTTTAGCTTTGTTTTCTTTGATCCGCGCGTTCCGCTCATCAATTTCTGCCCATCGGTTTTCGCTGTTCTCCTTGACATAAGCAGCACTCTGCATGATGTAACTCTTTGAGCCAGCGTATCGAAGTTCTCGCAACAGTCGTGGATGACTGATGATTCCAATGAACTCATCAGGATCATCGGAAGATGGAGTAATGGTGAGCTTCCACTCACTCCAGTCAGGATTCTCACTGGCGTCCACTACAACGGGCGGCTCCGGTGTGCCTGGTGCTGGGTGAAACAGTGCGCTTAGAAACTTCATCAATCCTCCATCGTGGGCTTGAGCCACATGCCACTGCCTTTGAAGGCATAGTCACGTAACTCAGGGTAGTAGTTGTCGAGTAAATGGGCAGTGTAGGTAGTGTCATGCTTGAAGCACTTGTACAACTCCTCACGTACCCTTTCTATACTGACATTGGGCAGGTTGTCAAGCACACTCAGAGTTCTCAAAGCTCGATGTAGCTCAGAGGTGAAGGCAAACTCTTTCGTCACACGGAATCGGATAGCTCGGTACATACGTAGAGCATCCTCAGTGAACACCTCTTTGGGGTCACGCACAGTGCGCAGAACCAGAGCGTAGAGGTCACGCCGCCCGCCGAACGGATCAATGATTCTGCCGATCTCATCCTCGGCCATCGCGTTGACGGTGAAGTCTCGTCGTAGCAAGTCATCCATGAGGGTGCCTGGCTCTGTGCTGTCAGGACGACGACCGTCAGAGTAGTAGCCATCCTTGCGTGCGAGAACAAAGTCCCCAGCCTCGCCCGAAGAAAGCCGAGCGCGGATGGTTCCGTACTCTGGCTTTTCCAGAAAAATTTGGCTGATTTTTCCGCGCGTGAGCCAGTCTTTCATCTCGTCGTAGCTGTCGGCAATGACCACATAGTCGAGGTCTTTGGGGCGCAGCCCGAGCAGCTTGTCTCGGACTGCACCCCCTACGAGAAACATCTCAGGCATTCTTTTCCTCCTGCATCATATTGATAGCTTCTCTGAGTGCGATGTACCGGTCAATCTCCCTGTCACCTATGTGCATAGGACCAAGAAACCGTAACACGCTCTGTGTTTCAGCCAATGTGAATCCCTGGGCAGCGCATATCATCGCTGCTATATCCAAGAATGTTACGAAGATGGGCATTAGAAGTCACCGTAGGCGACCTGAAAGGCTGAGATGCCCTTGGCTCGCCACATATCGATCACTCGGTTGCGGTCATCGAGAACGAAGTCCACATACCAGTTGTCCTTGATGTGGTTCTCGAAAATCTCATCCTTCACGATGGCATCGTTGCGAGTATCCTTAGGAGTACGCATGAAGATGCGGTCAAAGATCACCTCGTGCTTCTTGAGCCACTGCTTGAGCACCTCACGGTAGGCTCCGTCGCGGCCCGACACAATGATGATCTGCACACCCAGGAAGGCCATCTTGTTCACCAGATCACGGACAACCCAGTCAATGCTGTCATCGATGTACTTACTGGTGTCGTAGGGACCACGATTGGTCATGTGAGCCAGGGTACCATCGATGTCTACGATAATAGCGTGTGGCAGACCAATGGTGGGCTTGTACGGCTTGAAGAGGTCGCCCTCCAGAAGTTCAGGCACAGGGGGGAAGGTTCCGTTCTTGCCGAGCTTCTTGTTGTAGAAGTCCTCGACCACCTGTGCACCCACCTGTGGAGTGCGGATGGCATCACGACGCAGCGCCTCAGGGAGAGGTATGGGGAAGTCCTTGAACTCCACCTCTGCGCCCTCGTAGAACGCGATCACGAGAAGCTCACGGACGGACTTGGCGTTCAGGTTGGTGTTGTCCACCACCACGTCGTAGCCCTTGCCCAGGAACTTCTTGATCTGCTCGTTCTGTAGCTCGGTGACGAGCTTCTCGGGGACACCATATCCCTTGCCGAAGTGACCCCATCGAATATTGTCACGGTTGACACGAGCGCGGTGCTGCCCCTCAGGGGCGTCGAGCACCCACCGGGTTGCCCAGGTGCTCTTTCCAGAGGCAGGAATGCCTCGGGTGATGATTAGCTTGCGAGCCATAGTTCCTCCGCTTCGTCGTCTAGTGTAAATTCTGTTACGTTCCACCACTCTTCATCTCCAGCGATGAGAGCCATGAGTCTTGCTTCTGCCCCGTACACGATGTACATGATACCTCCTAGTCTTTCAGCCATCCATCTCGGAGTGGCTGACCAGGCTTACGACTGCAACAGCCGTCGCAGCCGTGGATGTTCTGGTAGTTCTGCCCTACGCTATTCAAGAAGCGAGCAGAATCAGGGTCTGGGTGGCCCACACCGTGCTCACAGATACGCTCCATGATCCCTCGGTCTGTGCGCCAGTTGTGAGGCCAGTGCTCGACGTTCTCAATGGCTTCACGATCCGGGTTATGGATCACGCAGCCATCAGCGCAGCCTGCGTTGATAGTGTGTGTCTTGAGAACGTACGCACCATCGAGCGACCGCAAATCGCCGTTTTTGTCTCTTTCGAGAAGCATGGAACCTCCAAAAAATTTTTTCCATTTTCCGCGCATGGGCCTGCGCTAGTAAGACACTAACACAGGCCCACGCCGATTTTCGTTGTATTCAGTTATTTCCCAGCTAGAACGGCACGAATGTCGTCAAGCGACTGCCATCTGAGGAATTCACCATCTCGGTAGACATCCTTCATCAGGTCATCGTGATCGCTGATCCACTCGTCGTACGATAGGTCATCTACAAGCACCAGATCGCCGGTAGGGCTGCTGCGCACAACGAGCCGTCCACGAGCGCTCTTCTTGGTTCCGCTGTCCGTGATGGGATTCTTGCTGATCGCCTTCTCTTCACCGTTGATCCGAACCCACGTCGCCTTGATGGCCGACGAGAAAGTGTCGCGGGTCTGGTACTGGTAGGTGTAGCTGCCGACACCGAACACGATATTGGTGGAGGCAAATCCCTTGGCTGCCAGTCGTCGGATGATTTCACGAGCGCGGTCGAAGGTGATCGAGTCACCGTAGATCGCACCGATGTGAGGATCGAGCACCTTGTAGCCCTGTGCGTTGACCGTGCCGCCGAAGACATCCCACAGAAGCTCGATGACGCCCTTCTGCGCAGGAGTACGAGCCGACTCTACAGGATACCCGGCCTCATACACCGTGGGATTCTCACCTGTAATGATGAGCACCGGATCACCCGAGTCAGGGCGCACGACGAGCTTGCCGTCACGAGCCATGATTTCGTCCTTGAGGTCCGGGAGAATGTTCGTCAGAACGTTCCACAAATCCCAGGTGTCGGACACAACGGACACGATGCCAGCCGGGTAGAGCTTGAGCAGTCGGGCGAACGTTTCACGCTCATCCTCTTCACCGCCAGCGCACATCACCGAGTGCTCGGTGGCGGGCACAGAGCCAAGAAGCCAGCCCTCGTAGGGCTGCTCGTAGGCTGCTCCGTAGTGCTGGTCCACCCACTCCAGCGACACCAGGGAATCTGAACCCTGGAAGCTGAGAAGGTGACCGGCACCAGAAGCCGCAGCTGCGGTGTTTCCGGCCATTCCACGGTACGAGAAGTCATGACCCTGGAACTGGACTCCTGCGAGGCCATCCTGGTCCGTATCCTCGGCACCAGCGACCAGCAAAGTCTTGAAATGATCCGCTAGCGTAGCCGAAGTGCTCGGCTGCCAGACAGAGGCGCTGATCCACGTTTCGAGGTAATTCACCAGCCAGTAGAAGTCCGGGTGAGTGTTGCGAATCGTGAACGACGGCACCTTGATCGGCACTCGTGTGCCCTCAGGGAGGGAACCGAACGCCAGCGGCAGGTAGCCTAGTTTGTGCAGCGCACGGATGTGGTCTGAGCCGACCGTGTTCGGGCCGAGAATGGAGTTAACCCTGTTCTCGTATTCGAGAACGATGTCCTCGATGTCGCCTTCGAAGAAGTCATCGAACTGGTTGGTCAGATCGACCAGGAAGCCCTGGAGTCCGAAGTGAACAACGTGCTCGATACCCTCGATGCGCGAGCCTCGGTTCGTGTAGTTCGAGAACACCTGCTCGGTACCCTCAGGGTACTGACGACGATGGTCGAGCTTGTAGGCATCGGTCTGGAGAAGTGGTGCTACTGCCTTACTCATCAGACCTCCTTCGTGTTGTACATGAAGCCTTCGAAGTCTGTATTGTATTCGATGGTGCCAATACCGGCTCCATCCTCGTCCTCCAAGACGACCTTGCCGATGAACACCTCATCGACCTCGTTGAGCTTGGCGAATTCTTCCACCAACGTGCCGATACGGACCAGCTGATCGCTGCGAAGTAGTGTCATTTTGCCTCCTTGATAGAAAGCTCCTCGTAAAAGTACGGGAGCAGTTTGGTGACCTTTGCACCCACAGCCTCATTGTAGGCTCCGGGATGCGAATCGGTCGTAAAGATGTTGCCGTATGCCTCAGTCAGCTGTCCAGCGTTACCCGAGAAGATACCATGTGTGACCCAGAGGTCGAGGTTCTCACGGGGAATTCCCAGCACACCAGCAAGGCCCATAAAGGTACCTCCACCATCACAGATGTCATCCACCACTAGATAGCGACCTTCGGTAGGCGGATACTCCACCTCGACAACATCTCCGTTTCCAGCGTATTCCTGATGCGTCCACTGCGCGGGAGCAGTGAACTTGAGCAGCTTGCCACTGTCGAAGTCACGCTCTTTACCAGCGAAGTATGTGGGTACTCCGAGCTTGTCTCCGACACGCTGTGCGCGCCTGTGAGCGCCTTTGTCAGGTGCGATGACCCCAGCATACCGGGAACCCGGTTCTGAGCCGCCCACGGCCCGCACAGTGACCCTCTCGACCGGGATGGGGTACCCCACTAGCGGAGAGATGTTCAGATAGCTGCCCCGGTCCCCTCTGTAAAGGTCGTCGGACACATCACTGTGCGGATCGATGTACACAATGCTGTGCGCTGCGATGTTCTCGACCATGTTGCGGTAGATTTGAACTCCTGCTGGCTCTCCTCGGTCTGCACGTGCTGCTGGGAGGTAAGGCAAGAACAGGTGACGGCGAGCGTGGGTTGTAGCCATAAGCAAGTCAGCCCACATCGCTGCGACCATCAGGTCATCCGTGCTGGCACCACGAACCACAGCGAAGTATTCGATGTATTCGATAATGTCTTCCTTGGTGATGTGCCACTCACCGCCTGGAAACTGGAACGGCTTGAAATTGGTACGGACCAGATGCCCGCTCGGGGCTCTGCCCCAGAATTCGATGCTCATTTCATCCGCCCATCTTTCTTTGCTCGTTCTGCGAATTTTTCCTGGTTGCGCTGCTCTACATCCACCTTGCGCCACTTGCTTGTATATCCCGCATCGTAAGCCCATGCGAGCCACAAGTGGTGGGAGTTGTCGTAGCAATCGTAATCCTGATTATCGGTGCGTCCCTCGAAGAAGGTCACAGCCGCCCCAATCAGATAGACAAGTACCAGCACGAAGATAATGATCGCGATAGCTGCAATACCAGCCATCAGAAAGCCGCCTTCTCGAAGAGGTCAACAGTCTTCACCTTGACGATGATGCGCTTACCTCGCTGATCGTACAGCGGAACGACCGGGCGTGCAACCACGCCCTCTGCCATCACATCTGCACCCGTGTTAGTGGATGCCAGGCGGGACCAGAGGCCACGAGACACAGCCGCCACGATGTAGTCGAGGCTGACTGCTCCGATGGTAACCGGGCGCAGCACAGGGATGTTCAGCTTGTCGTAGACATCCTCTACGTTGTCTTGGGAGAGCCACGAACCGTTCACACGGATGTCGTAGCCCACAAACTCCTTGTTGGGGGAGTAGTGAGCACCCGACTGGATGCCAGCACCATAGCCTTCTCCGACGAAGATGACCTCCTTCTCACCGAACATCTCCTCGACCTCTTCTTCCACGCCGGGAGCGTTGAAGTAGCTGGCGATCTTCTCGATGAGATGACCATGCAGCTGTGCTCGGTCTGTGCGTCCCTCGATGGCGAAGTTGTGCCCATCCCAGACAACACGGATGTTGGTGCCATCGATTTTCTCGGTAGCCGTCCAGATGTCAGAGTCTGCCAGAGCCTGCACAGTGGGGTCCACCCAGAGGGAGCGATCCACCTTCTTGATGTCCTCGGCAGAGCGCTTGAACGGCCCTGCGATCTTGTGGTATTCGTCAGCCACTTTTTCCTCCTAGTGTCTTGCGCTTCCGCGTCCAATAACGCTGAGCGCGTAGCTCATGGTTTTTCTTGGGTGTGACAGGCTGTAGATGCTCTTTCCGAACACACGCCCGATTGTTGCACTTATGGTCGAGGTGGGGGTTGTCTTCTGGTATTTCCAGTTCAGTGTGTCGTAGATTACCACGCCGACTGATCCAGGACCAGCCGATTCGGTGTGCCTGACGCCACTGACCGCGAAACCAATAGCGACCATATCCTCGGTGGCACTTCTTTCCTTGCCACTCGTAACATACCCACTTGCCGTTTTGTACAACATCGACGTACCCCATGAATCGAATATACTCACTCTGATTCACGCAGCACTTCCCGTTCGAAACCTTGTAGGTAGATAATTTCGTTGGCTGCCTCGTTGAGGAGGTCAGCTACACCGTAACGCAGTCCTGCGTCATTGAACGCTGCGGCGCGATCACGCAGTCGGTCTACTAGATCGGTCACCATCCACCTCGATGATCCGCAGCCAAGGCCCGCTCATTCTGTCGCAGGTCTTCCTCCAGCACACGAACGCGCTCTAGCTGTGTTCGCACCAGTTCGTAGTCCTCCTGGATAGAATCATGCACACTCTCGTCTGTAGCATCCATGAGGTAGTCAGACATGCGCTCCAAGGCTTCGATAGCCATGATCAGCGGGTTGTCTTCGGCCCTCGGTGCCTGTCCTGGGTGGAAGGTTGCTTCCACTTTATCGTTTGCTCCCATGTGCTTCCTCCTCATATCTTGTTTGGCTCCGCGAGTGGGATTTGAACCCACCATTATCCATCAGTTTCATAAGGCGATCAACCCCTCCACTGATTTCGGACGACTGTACACCTTCGTCCATGACCCTAGCATTCGCGGATCACAGCAGTTTACCCACATGCTTAGGTGCGTCCGTCAGGACTAGAGGGTGACGCCTGCCTCTTCGAGGACAGTGAGCGCCTTCTGGACAGCCGCAGCGTGTGCTGCGTCTACCTTGGCCTGCTCCGTGAGGTCGCCAGCCTGACGAATCAGGCTGTCAGCCGTGTCATTCTTGACCACTGCATTGCGGGCGAGCTTCTCGCCCTTCCCAACCAGCTGTGCTTGCACAGGTGGGATGGAGGACTTTCGAACGAATCCGAGTACCATTTGTTACCTCCCCTCGATTACTTCTGAACCTGGACGAACGGGGTAGCTCCCTCGGGAACCACAAACACCGTGCCATCCTTGTATGCGTCGATCAGCTTCTGCTGGAGCACCTGAGGAGTCAGGGACTCGGAGAGCAGACGGTTGGCATCAGCCGCAGCCTGTGCCTCCACGACCTGCGCCTGAGCGCTGATCTGGGTGGCGTTCAGGTTAGCCTGAGCCTCGGCTTCCTTCTGGTTCGCGACCTCAACGGCCTTGAGGCTGTTCTCCACGTCGTCGCTGTAGCGAATCTCCTGGAGGTTGACGACCTCGATGTTCACACCGAACGGCTTGAGCTTGGCCTGGAGTGCATCCTGAATCTGGCCCTGAGCGGTGCCACGGTCAGCACCACGGAAGTCCACAGCGCTGTACTGGCTCGGGACATCACGGGTTGCAGAACGGATTGCGTTCTCGATAACCTGCTTGGTGAACGCTTCCTGGGTGCGGTACTTCTTGTAGAGGTCCGTCACCTTCTCAGGATCGATGGAGTAGACCACCGAGAGGTCGAGGTTCACCTGTGCACCGTTGGCGACTGCCGACGTGATCTGCGGTCCGGTCACTTTACCACCGGAGTAGTTCGTGTCACCGCCCGCCACGTAGGAAATCTCCTGTGCGAACAAGTCCCAGTCGCTGAACGACTGCCACGGTGCCTTGAGGTCCGACCCTGGGGTCAAGTCCTGACCAGCAATCGTGCCATCGAAGTTCAGGATGACCTTCGCTTCACCGACACTCTGCGTGTAGAAGGACGAGAAGAAGCCGATGACCAAGGCCAAGGCGATTGCACCTGCTCCTACGCCTCGCCATACCGTTCGCGGGAACGAATCTCGGAACTTGAACGAGAACAGAATTGCCCCCACAGCCACGACCGCCAGAATGACGATCACGATGATTTCAAACATTGTACCTCCGTTATCTTATACCTCCTTCGTCAGGAAGCGTTCGCTCCTGCCGTTGTCTCATGTACACTCTAGTGCACATGAATGCTAGCGCGTCAAGCGCTCACAGCACTCTCTCAGCGTTTGAGAGTGTCGCTCTTCTCAGGGAGTAACCGTCGTGCTGTGTTGTAGTCCTTGGTCCCGAGAGCCGTAGCAATACGGCTAACTGGGATGAGAGCGTAATCAGCCCTTGCTACTACGGGTCGGAGTAGCTCGTTTTCGAGTGCTTCCTTTAGCTGCGCTGTTTCTCTTTCGAGGCGCTGCCGGAAGTTTCGGTTGGCGTGTGCTACGTCCAGCAGAATCTCCTCCTGCTCCTGCGTCAGGTTCGTCATCTATCCCCACAATCTCATTGAAAAATTTTTCCATTGTGGCCCACGCGGGGTCACCGTCCATCTTTTGCACAGCCTGGGCGACAGCCCACCAGGCATGGCGACCCTTCGAACCTTGAAGAGCCACCATGCCTTCGACTGTCTCCTTGAATGTCATGCCACCCTACCCCATGAACGGGAATCGTAGGGAATCATCTTCTCGTAGATGCCCGGTTCAAAGAACTGCGTATGCAGGACGATCTGAGCAGCGATGTGAATCTCTCGGTGGAGCTTGAGCATTTCTTCCTCAAGCTCTTCGAAAAACTCTCCGTCCTTGTCCTCATCCCAGTAGATACGCTTGCCATCCACGCTATTCAGGATTCCCCATATATCTTGGGCGATATCGGAGTTGCCGTAAGGACGCTTGGGATCAGTGGAAAATCCACCATCACCCGCGTAATCATCCTCGTTCGTCTCGACCCATACCTCACCGAGCAGCTTGAGGTGATCCTCTGTCAGTTTGAATCTCACAGTCCATTCACCTTCCCTACCACGTAGACGCGAGGAGTCGATACTCGCAGCGCCTCGAACGTTTCCGGGTCAATCAGACCCATGTAATAGGCCCAGGCAAGTTCCACGCGGGCATCTGGGGCGTTTCTAGCGTACCAGAGGGGGAATCCTTGCCCAGCTGGAGAAAGTGCCTCAGATCGCAGCTGGAGGTACTTCTCGGCTGTCTCGAATGCATCGAGGCTAGCCATGCTGTTCCTCGATGGTGATCTTGAAGATATCCCCTGCACTCAGTTCGACTTCGATCACCGCACCACGGAACTCATCACTCGTAGTGCCGTTTGCTTCGTGGACCGTGTAGTGCTGTCCGATATAGCTGAGCATATCCATGACGAATTTTTGGTCGTCATCAAACAGTGCTGGCATTATTCCCTCCATCCCGGTTCGAACTCATCGAACTCATTGGGTTCTGGCTCGTCCTCATCGAAATCGAACTCATGCGGATCGAAATCCTCATAGAAATCCTCATCGAAGTCCTGGACGGCCTCATCTGGCTCTCCGTCAATGTTCTCAATGGAGAGGAACTTACCCTGCTTCCACTTTCTCATCGCTTCGTCTTCGGTTGCTGCTTCGACCTCGTACCAGGCAATTGCACTGGTGACATCAATTTCGACCTCAAATAATGGCACATTTCCTCCTAGCGTGCGTTGGCCCAGTCACAGCTGATGCTGTCACCGTCATAGCCGTCGTATACGACACAGGTTACAGCACCCGTAGGTGTCTGCACAACCTGCACCGAAAATCCATCGTCACTGTATCCAGCATTGCTCCCCGAGGAGCTACAGCCGGTCAGTGTGGCTGCTGCGATGATGAGTCCCAGCAGCCACAGAGCAAATCGATTCCTACGCATCAAGCGCCTCCTCGATTTTATCCAGCAGAGCATCTAGCTCTTCGTAGTCGTATTCGTTCACTAATTGCCCTTGTGCTGTGCCTCTGCACGGACTAGCAGAAGCTGCTCAGTCACCAAGACGAGAACATCAGACGGGATGGACTGGAGGAGAGCCAGAACCTCAGCCTGTGCTTGTGCTGCATCAGCGATGTCACCCGCATAGAACAGGTGGAGCGCATTGTGCGACAGGGACGTGAGGTAGTCCATGACTCGCTCAGTGGCTTCCATGCGAGCAATTTCATTCTCGATTTCGTCGTCAGCCATCCCGAATGCGCTACCCAAAGCCTTGAGCATCGCCGTTTCTTCTTCCGTTGTTTCCTTTGACATGTTACATAACCTCCTATGGTTACTCGTTTAGATATACTGGTATTGGCATATGCCAGTCATATTCGGGGCACAAAGGCGAATCTTTCTCGTCTAAGTATATGTCCCCGAAGGCATCCGTTCCTGCAAAGACTACCGCCTTTCCGCAGGCACCGCAATACCTAATTTTCACTGGACTGAGAGTTCGGCAGCCTTCTCCTGGGCCAGTATGAACGCCTCGGTCCAGAATCCGCCGCCATCCTGCTTGAACTGAGCAGCATTGAGCACCTCGATTGCCTCATCGGTGTACCCGAGTTCACGGAGCACCATGTTGTTGATACCATAGCCCTTTTCTTCGGCTTCCTGGCTACGCTCCAACTCGATGGGGACAAGCGAGATGTCCTCTTTCAGCTTGAGCAGCCCTTCGCGTCCCTCAGCACGGTAGACCACCTGACCAACGATGCAAATCGGGTAGACATCCTCGCCCTCGGCGTAGCTCGGGTCCAGTCCCTCTTCACCGAGATTCGAGTAGTAGCAGTTCGCTCCGTGCTCACCCTTGTCCTCATCGTCCTCGATGACCTCGGCCAGCTGAGCGATGACTTCTGTAATTCCGTATGTCATGATTCCTCCTATTCCCCGAGCCAGTTAGCGGCTCGCTGCGCTGCGTCTTTGATGGAAGTGGCTCCCATCGTGGTAGTGGAGTAATCTCCACCGAGTGTACTCGCCTCGACGTACACGAAGTAATCGTACGGGTCTTTGCGGGTGATCCTGATTTCTGCCAGGACTACAACATCCTCGTCATCTTCCATCTTCCTCGTCCTTCCAGTCGTATTTCTGGGGGAAGGTGTCGATGACCACCCCGCCAGCGATTCCCGAAGCGATGATTGGCAGCCATAGAATTCCACCAATACCAGCCAGTGTACCGCTCCCCACCACGATTGCACCGATGAACAGTGCGATCGAGGCGACGAAGAGGAACACGGCGAGCACAACGAGATACCAGCCTAGCTGGCGCTTCTGCTTGTTCTTCACTCGTCATCTCCCGTCAGATAAGCCGTGTAGCCATGGTAGGCGTCCGGGTACTGCGCGTCCACCGCATCGTGGAGCCAGTCAGGCCAGTCATCGTCATCCTCGCCTACAGCGACAACAACGGTCACACCCTCCTCGGGCTCCCCGACCTGTACCGTCTGGAGTTCGTCACCGAACTCGACCTGGAACTCATTGGTTCCATCGGGGTACCAGACCACAACAGGTGCATCGACCTCTCGCTGAATTTCCGGCGCAGTTTCTCCCGATGCGAGGTCAGCGATGCGCTCCCCGAGACTCTTTCGCTTGTCCTCCAGGAAGTTCATCATGGAACTCACCTGTGCGAACTGGAGTCCGTCGATGTGAATGCGCCGCGTCGGCACACCAGCGCTAGCAGCCTCGGCTACTGCAAGGCGGATCGGACCCTTGAGTGCCTCTTTCTTGGCCTCGAAGTCTGCTTCCAACTTGAGCAACTCCTTGTCAAAGCGCTGCTTGCTAGCCTTGACCGCATAGAGCTTACGCTCCTGGTCATCATTCAGTCGTACCATCGTTGCCCTCCTTGAGCCATTCGTTGAAGTGGTAGAGTGTGCTGTAGTGCTCCTGCACTGCCTTGTCCAGACGATCGATCTGGTACTCCAGACTGCCGTATGCATTGTAGGTAGTGTACACCAACTCGTCGTTGACATGCACAGTGAAAGTGTAGTCCGTTTCCTGAGTGTACTCGGAGTAGCCTCCTGACTCCTCCAGCTGAGTGAAGGAAACGATGCCCTCGGCTTTGCCAACCCGCGCTAGAACCTTATCTGCCAGGTCACCGACGATCAGGTACTTCCGGTACACATCGGGGTAAGGCCACTCGTCGGGGTCACCACTTCCCGTGCTCAGATCGACGTACTCGTACGCCAAGATGCTCTTCGTTTCCATGTTTCCTCCTAGATCGGGTAAACCTTCCAGCACTCTAGTGCCTTGCGGTTGCAGAACTTGCAGACTTTGCCAGAATGCTTGCTAACTTCAATGAGCATGGCAGCCTGAGTGCAGATGCGGATCGTAATCTTGCAATCCGTAGCGCGATGAGTGATCGTTTTGGTGCAGTTGGTACCTTTGTGAACGTATTCACACTTGATGTCATCGAACTCACTCATCTCTTTGATGAACGCCTCGATGTCAGCCTCAGAAATTGGTGCCACATCCGTCTTCGTGGGTGCGGCTGGAGCAATGGGCTCTACGATAGTCATATTTTCATACCTCTTTTCAGCTTTTCTCCGATCCGAGCAGCAATTTTGTTCTTGCTCGGCGTGATCCCTGTACCATACTTGGGTGCATGTCCAACATGCCATCCAGTACAGTATATGCATATGTAGGGCGAAAGTTCCTGGGCTCCCGGCATACTCACAGCTTGCAATGCGTCGGCTTCCGTGATGTGCAGAGCTTTCCGCAGGCAGACGTACCACTCGACGCCCCACTCATAGCCACGGTCGTTCAGGATTCTCATCCCGCGATCAAACCATGCCTGTGTGTCCCGCTGTGAGTTCGCTGACGCGACTACAGCCTGGTACTGACGCTCCGTGTGCTCGAACCGTTTCCGAGCCTTCTTGAGGGCAGCTGTGGCCTGCTCGAAGTCCGTACGAGCCTCGTTTCGCTCCTTACGGGCTTCTGCGGGCTTCACGGGCGCGTCAGATATTCTTCGCCGTCGAAGTCAACCAGTGAGTAGTCCATCCGAACGTTCTCGCTGGTAGCCTCCCAGTCGATTTCAATGTAGCCAGGAATATCGCTCGGTAGGTCACCGATTTCCACGACCAACCCCTGCACGTACTCCTCGAAGTAGTTGACGTGAATGAATATCTGTCCATAGTCCCACTCGCCGCTGTCCTTGTTCTCGTCCCGGAATCCAACGAGTGACTGGAGTTCTTCGTGCAAGTCCTCGTAGTCATCTGCCTGGGCGTAGTCCCAGGGGGATTCGTCCTTGAGGTCTTCCATCTCCTGCTCAATTTCCAGGATTCGCTCGTCCACATCCCGTGAATCGATGATGTCTTGTCCGCGTTCGATGCTCATAGACGTTCTCCTTCTGGTGTGTGAATGATGTTGTACTCCAGGTCAACCTCAGCGTCCCGTAGCACAGATACCATTTTGCTGCGCTGTGTGTCCCCGCCACCGACGCGAACCCAGGAATTCTCCTCGATCTTGACAACTCCCTTGTCCTTCGCTGAAATCGAAACAGCACGAGAAAACAGCGGGTAATCCTTGGCTGTTTTCGGCTCCTCCCAGACTTCCAGCTTGAAAGTTCCGGGGTAAGGAATGCGAATCGGCGCAGCCACCACGTCCTCGATGGTGTAAATCGAATCATCGTCGTTGATCCGCAGAATTCCCACGATTTGTGTCTCACCCTTGGTGAGTCGTACTTTCTTGTTCTGGGCGTAGCTCCAGCTACCGCTTCTCCATTTACCGTTACTCACAGGTTGCCCTCCTCATCGAATTCCCAGTCGTTTGCTTCCGCAGTCTCACGGAAAGCCTCGTCGGAAGAAATGTACTCGTCTTCCGCAATGAATGCCTCGTACATCTTGCGAGAGAGGTTCACAATGAACTGCTCCGCCGCAACCTGTGCACCCACGGGTACATCGTCCCGCCATTCATCGTCCGGGTAGAAGAGTTCGATGTCCCCTCCCCAACGGCTCGTGTTTGTCACCAGCTTGTAGGTCACTCCACCGTACTCGAATGGTCCCGTGGTAGCGAACTTCGGGTAACCTCCCTGAGTGTACAGGCTGTAAGTAAGATCGCTTGCCATACTCAGTCCCGCGTCCTCTAGGATGCCGTCAGCGATGAGTTGCATGGATTCCTGCATCCATCCCGACTCCCACTCGAACTGGTTGTGCTTGGCCCGAGCGTTCTCCTGCGCCGACTCACTGAGTTCGTCGTAGGTGTACCACACCTTCTCGTATGTCTCCGTGCGCATAGCTACCTCCTTGGTTGGTTTTGGATTGGCGGCGATAGATGGAGTTGAACCACCTTACATGGGGAGCGCTCCCCGCTCAGCTCATTTCTGGGCTGTTGCACCGTGCATCGCCTGTCCCGTTTTTGTGAGTAGCTAGCTCGCAGGGTACAGGATCGGACCCAATTTTCAAGTTTACCTCTAACATATGTGTGTCCGGTTCACCACTCCCGGTTCGTACTGTGCATTACATCGTACCCACCTTCTCAGTTAGCTATATCTTATGCATGTTTTCTATTCATTCACAAACAAATTCAGTAAATTACCAGCTTGGGCGGCGCTCTGGCTCCCATACTGACCTCCCTAGAATTCGGTGTCGGTGTAGCTCCCTCGTCCCACTCGTGGCTCGACCGGGGGAACTACTGGCTGACTTCTCACATACTCGATGAAGTTGAGAGTCAGTACCACAATCAGGATTACGAATAGTCCCGAAAGTAGGATTCCGTTGAAGAGTGCTAAATCTGTCACCAGTTCTTCGCCACCCAGTCATTGACCGGCTTGATGGCCACTTCGAGCGAGATGTTGTAGTCCGCAATGGTTTCCCACTCTTCGCCCATGACGACGAACACGTACGCTCCCGACTCCGTGTACAGGTACGCCTCATCGAGATTGAAGACCTGTTCGTAGACCTCCCAGAGGGTGCTCACGTCATTTTCTTCTTCTGAGTCATCCACCATGATGATCGGATTGTCTGCGGCCTCTAGAGCCTCGTACAGCCGCTTGATGATTTCGGCTTCGACGTGGTGTCGATCCACTGCATCCTGAATGTAGCGCTGGAACCGCGCCTTGTTCGCGTCTTCTTGTGATTGAAACGTCATGCTAAACCTCCAACATTTCTTGGAGAATTTCTACCACGATGCTCGCGGCAGACCTCCAGTCGCCTTGTTCCTTCTCGACCTGAACAGCAGCTTCCAGAGCCTCATTCAGCTTATCTTCGTTGACTCGTACCAGAGTCATGCCGTCCAGCCGAATCGCTGGTTAATTGTGTCGTACTTGGTTTCGTATCCGATTCCTGCACGAACCATGCTCTGATGGCGTCCCGTCGTGTTACTGAATTTTACTGTTGTAAGCACCCATCCCTCAGCCTCAGTCCACACTGCGATGGGCTCCCGGTAGCTGTACACCACGAATTCACGAGTATGCACTGCCGCAGCACCTGGCACTCCCGTCGAGTAAGTGGAGTTCACGCCCCAGAGGGAACCGTTCGTGACGAAATCCTCCCGGTTCTTGATGGCCTTGCGGGTCACTCCCACAAGATCACCGTGTTGACTTGCACCCTTGACTGCTCCCGGCATCATGTGGCCGGTCACTGGATTGCGTGGCATTACTCTGCCTCCTCGATTTCGATGCTGACGAAATTGCCAGCCCTAAGTTGCTTAACCGCTTCTCCCGTTTTCAGAAAGACATCGATGGTCACGATGATGTTTGACAATGTACTGGTCTGTACCAGCTTGCCCTGAATCCAGAGATTCAGCATCAGTCCTCACCTTCTCCGTAGAATCCGCTGTACTTCTTGACCTGATTGCCGCCCCAGAGCCTGTCGTAGCGCTCGCTAGCCACGAATCCGTGCATGAGTTCCCACTCCCACATGGCGAACTCAGCAAGTCCCGTGTTGTGCCGACCCTTGAGTCGATCCGAAGGGTACCCGAATTTGCCGTCACTGAATGCGTTCTCGATTGCTCGATCTACGTCGAATTCGAGGTCGTACTCCCCCTTGTGTCCCGAATCGAAAGGCTCCTGGGGAAGGTCAGTGCTCAAATTGAACATATAGTCCTCCGGCACAATGATGGGTTGGAACTTCGGGGTAGCTACGCCACTCTGAGTGAACACGATGTACGTACCACCAGACACCGGAGTCGCGCTGAGAACCGGAGCGTACCAATCGTACGCCCATGCCCGGTTTTGATCGGATAAACCGGGAACTCCCAGCAATTCGATGACATGACCCACCTTGAGGTCAGCTGCACGGATGGGCATCAGTTACAGACGCCCCTCAATGCGGTCAGCCGTACGGTGAGCATCTTTCAGGGCATTGCCCCACGTATCTCCCGCGTCCTGTACATGCTGTGCTGTACGCAGGATTTCGATGGCCTCATGGTCTTCGAATTCGAAGCCATCCTGTCCCAGAATCTCCTGCACCGCTTCGGCAGTCACGGAGAATCCTCCCCCGCTGTAGCTCGTGCCCTGGTCCATCAGGCCGATGGCTTCGTGGCTCACTCCCAGCTTGTCGAAGACAACTCCCACGATGCATCCCGGTTTGTCCTCTACGAGATAGAGGCAGCCTCCCAAATAGTGGTTGGGCAGGTTTTGCTGGTAGACGTAATCCTCTCCCCGCTCTTCGACTGCCGCTTCCAGCAAGTCGAGCACGATGGATGTGGTGATGAGTTTGGTCATTGTCATACCTCCTGGTATTCCGACGCCGGGGCGTCAAGTATCTCTACATTGTCTGTGGTGTGGAACAAATCAAGCGTTGCTCCCCATGAACGTGTGTGGTGTCCAAATACTATCCACACTTGTCCCATCGTGTCAACAACTTTATTGGCACGACGTTTCCGCTGGTCGTACCCGGCTGCATAGCCAAGCATGTAGGCGTCACGGTAGAACTCTACCGAATCGTGGTCAGGCGTCGCTGCCTGACCGTTCAATCCGGCGTGATGTCCCAGCTTGTATTGGATCGTCTTCTCCGGCGCTTGCACAATGGTCACAGCACCTACCGGAGCACCCTGCAACATTTGATGCATGCTCACGAGAAAAGCACCTCCTCTTGCTGCATGTAGGCCACCATATCGCTGTACCATCTCCAGAACATCTCAGTACCCTCCTTGGGTGCAGTAGTCATTTGCGTGGTCACATCCGGCATGTCCGTACCGATATGAGTTGTTATGAGCTTCCCGCTTTTCGGGAGTATCGAGCATCCTTGCCCAGTCCTCCCGCATCCACTCGTGGAAGGCATCTTGACTTTCAAATCCGTTGTACATGACGTTTACTCCCAGCATTCTATCAGATTGAGTGATGCTCACTAAACTACCACTTTCCATGTATTTGTGCTAGGCGGCAAGTATGTCGTGCCTAGTACAAATACATCGAAATTGGTGGCTACAGATGTTGAATTGAGGCGAGATTTGGGCGAAATGGTACGTTATCCCTCCTTTTTTGTCCCAAATCTGACCCCCCTCTTATAAAAGAATATATAATATATAGATAATTCATACCTTTATATCACTATTCTAAGAGGGGGGTCAAAATCGACCCTTTTTGGTAGGGATAACGTACCACTTTTTCAAAACCCCATATTGACTTATACTCAGGACTTGATAGAAAGTTAGGGCTACCTAACCTCCCGATTGGCCTGCACCTTGATGGAGTGGAGAACCTTCTCCACACTCCGCTCAGCAAAGACCTCCCGAGTTTCGGTGGAACCTTTGGTAGCTCGACGGGCTGACTTGATGGCCTGTCGGGCTCCCTTACTGATCCGAATCCCGCTCACAGCACGATCACCTCCCGCTTTGCGTTGTCGTAGATTGCGATTTGCTTGTGGTAGTCCCCGAGTTCGATAGCTCTGGCTCGGCTACCAATGTTCATGGTCAGGTCGATGAAGAGCATTCCTTCGAATTTCCAGCTACCAAGGTAGTAGGTTTCAAGGTTGTCCTTGTTCTGCTCCATCCACTCCCAGAGTTCATCGATGGTCAGACTGTACCGAATCAAGGTGTCCCGAGTTGACACCATATAGCCGGTAGTGAGTTCCATCTGGTAGAACTCGATGTTACCGTGACTGTCCCACTGAACATCGAACGTCCCACCTTCGATGGTGGTGACGTAGTTCACGAACTCCCGGATGTTCATGCCACTACCTCTCCTGAGACTGAGTTGATGAACCGCCACCGGTAGCTGGTCTGGTTCTGCAATTGCAGTTCCGTGGCCCTCCGCTTAGCCAGCTTGAGATTGAACGCTTCTGCCAGAGTCACCCAGTTGAATCCGTTCCAAACTTGAGCCCAAATCATGATTACTCCCTAGTTGATGATCGTGTTGACGATGCTACTGATAGCAGCGAAGAACTGCCATGTCAGAAACGCTACCACAATTATGGCAACGACTACCAGAACTTTGTCAGTCCTAGTTGGCATAGTAAACCGTGCCGTTCAGGACCACGAATGACTGACCCTGCCCGTTACCCATGTTCGCTGCATCCCAGTAGCAGTTTTCGGTCGAATCTTCGGTACTGCAAGCCGGTAGCTGGTACACAGGGTAATCCTGTGCAGGTTCGATGATGGGTGCCGGTTCCGTCACTGGCTCGACAATGGGTGCCGGTGCAGGTACCTGCTCATCCGGGATACATGCTGCCATCCCGAACACTGCCGATACACCCATAGCCGCCCCTGCAAGGGTAGCGATAATTGTCTTCTTCACTGTGCTCTCCTATCTAGTGGATGACTGGCATCCGACACCTAAGGTATACCCACCTAGGTACCGGATACCACACAACCCTATATAGCAGCCTAGTGTTTCTAGTGCCCTATGAGCGCTCGCCCTCGTGTTCATCGTGTGTGATTGGCTTTTCAGCTATCATGGGTGCTGTGTTGTATGTGTAGCATGTGTGTCTATGACAGTGACAATGCATTTGTATGCAGCTTGTGTGAGTCGAAGCTCACTTGCCCATGTAGCCGAAAGTCAAATCTTTGTTTGTTCGGCCTGTTCTCTGTGTAGTTAGTGGCGAGTCGCACGCCGCAGCTGTTAGTGACCTGCACTAGGGGATTTCGTCCGGCGAGCCTATGTGTATAGGCCATTCCGCCCTAGCGGGGTAGCTGTGTTCCTGTTGTTGGTATCAACTTAGCATGTGTGTTTCTGTGTGTCAAGTCTAAATGTTTGTGTGTCTAGGTGACTGGGCAGAGCCCCTTAGGGGATGTCCTACAGCAGAGATACACATAGAGACTATGACACTCACACACGCTATGTAGTTGATATAGATACATACAAGCACAATCACAATGGATATGCAAGCGGTGTAGCTGCCTGCGTTTCGTGTGTCTGTGTTGCTATATGTATAGCTAATCACACTGGGGTAGGAATCGCAAGCTTTTTCTTTGAAGCTGTGAATTTGATTTCAATGTTGACTTTTCAGTTGCGAAAGATTTCCACATGCTGTACTATGCAACGACAGCGGAGTCGATTCTACTCATGTGTGTATTTGCCCACTTTCCTACATGAGTGCGAATACCCACATTTCGCTGGCTGGAAATTTGCTGGGTGATTTCTCACGCATGGACTTCTTCTGCTAGACTGCATGCATGAGAGAATATATTGGTGATCGCCTACGCGCTCGGGCACAGTACGCTGGACCGGAGCTAGCAGAATTGCTGCTCGATGCCGCAGATGCTGTTGACTGGCTAAACGAAGTGATTGAGGAGTTGCGACTATGACAGACTATAAGCTAGAGAACGAAATCAGGCGCACGCTTATGGCTGCTGGCCTGGAGCCCAATGAGGGCAACGTGAATATCGTGCTCGCACTGATGAGCCAGGGCTTCTTCAATTACCCTACTGAGGGGGCGATAGATTCGTGAGCTATAACTTCTAGCTGAGAAAACGCACTGAAAGTAATACTAGAGCTTGACAACATGCGCGCACGCATGTAAACTAAGAACATCAGTTCGGAGGAGGAATAGATTATGAAGACAACACTAGCGGTAACGAACTACAACGACGAGGTGATCGCGAAGTTCGATGACGTGGACGCGGTGGAGATTCAGAACGGCGGAGTGCTCGCGGTACTGACTTCTTACAACGGCAAGCCGCGCGCGGACTACTTCGCCCCTAACACCTGGGATCGTGCACATGCGAAAGAGGCCGAGTGATGCAGACACTAGAGCAGACACTTCTGGATGCAGGAGTGCGGGAAGCGGATGTAGAGAGCATCGCTCGACAGGTCCGTCAGTCGGACTGGCTGGACTATGTTACCCAGATTGCCCGTGACGAGGGTGAAGAGTATGGCTACGAAATCGGGTACGACAGCGGTTTCGATACTGGCGAGAGCCAGGGTTACTACACTGGCTATCGCGATGGTCAGTCCGATGGGCGCGAAGAGGGCTACAACGACGCAATGGAGGAACGCGACTAATGGGAACGACTTACGCAACGACAGTGAGCTTCGGCTCGGTCATCCCGGATAAGGCCATCGAAGCCTTCAACGCGAAGCAGGCTGACCTGGAGGAGGCTGGTGAGGACTACTATGAGGACATCACAGACTTCTTCTGGGAGGCTGCAAGCGCCAGTAAGTACCCGCTGCTGGAAATTGAGCAGAGCGGCAATTACAACTGGGACGAGCGGGACTACGCGGTCACCTTCAAGGGCAAGAGCAAGACGGTCTACGACCTTACCTTTGTAAGGGGTTTGGATTCCCTCGCTCTCTACGAGGATGAATACGACGACTTCGTTATCCAGCTGAACAGCTTCTTCCTCGATGTACTGGCAATCGATCCTGTGCAGCCTGAGTGGCTCGTTGGAACGACGGTGGGCTGATGAGCGATTACGTCAAGGTAACAGCTAAGCACAAGGACGGCAAGCAGTACCTGGAGGGATACACTCATTCGGCTGATCTAATCAATCATGCCCCGCTCGTTTTCTGGAGCGATGCAAATGCCGATGTGGTTTCTGTTTTCATCTATGCTCAGAACCGCGAGGACTGGACCATCGAGAAGGTAGAGCCAACCTCCACAGAAATTGTGCACCGGCTCAAGCCAGGCAGTGTCTTCGAGGAGTGGGGCAAGAGCAGTCACTCCTACAACAACACATGGTTCGTGCAGAATAATGACAAGATCATCGATCTGGATGGTAACATGATTCGTCGGCACGCTACTGACACTTGGGACAACTATATCATCGTGATCAAGGAAGAGGTGCTCTAATTGGGAAACAAGGCACGATCACCCTTATGGTTTCCCAAGATGAAGGTGCGAGGAGCGGGACGACGTAACCGCGCGAGATGGGATCGAGCAGCACGGGCATTCATGCTCGCAGGGCAGGGCGTAGAGCGTAGTGCCTACTCGATGGACAATCTAGTCAAGATTCTAGGAGGTAATTGATGGGCTACTACTCAACGTTCAAGATTACTCTGAAAGATGAGAGCTTCTCTGATGCGTTCATCCTGGCGCTCACTGAGCTAGAGGCGGTCAAGGGTTACGCACAATACCTGGAGTCGGGTTACAGCACAACATTCACGATGGGGGAGGGTACCAAGTGGTATGACTTCAATCGTGACATGGACGCGGTGGCTGCGGCTCTGCCTCAGGTGGACTTCGACACGGAGCGGCTGGGTGAAGATGGAGAGGGCGAGCGCCGGTATTACCGAAATGGCATCGTAACACACGAGCAAAAGAGAAGCTGGGGGACTGTCTGATGGGAATACACCCAACGACATATGTGGGATTCGGTGCGCTGCTGAGCTATGAAAAGCTCCGTGTAACCAACGAGAATCTCTGGGATGACATCGAGAAGCTATATGAGACACATCCTAACGTGGAGGTCTTCACGGGAGAGGGCGATCCGGTCTTCGTGACCTATGATGGTCACTACTTCCAGACGGACTACTACACCGAGAGCGGAGCGTTCGAGGTCAACAACATCACCGGCAGCACACGTCAGGTAGCCGATGAGCTACGATCTGCCGTCCGTGCCATTGGTGGAGGAGAGCCAATGCTCAAGACCTACTACGCAGTGATCTGGAGCTAGCATGCCCAACAACACAGGCGGGGCATCTACGTTCTTCCGTGTGCGATATATTGATCGAGGCGACGAAGAGCGCTTCGTCGGTCCCTATGCACAGCTGGGATGGGCTAGACGGGCTGTCGAAGACCTTCAGATTCCTGTGTCCTACAGGGCACGTCCCAAGGAAATCAAGATTCAGAAGCTCACGGGCGAATGGGAAGACGTAGAGGAAATTGAGTAGCATCACCAACTTGAGCTTGCAACAGTATCTCGATGCTCATCAGCGCTTGGTAGATATCCTGGATGAGAGCTACAACGACGAACAGCGAGCAGAGAACCTGCTCAAAAAGGGAATGATCGATTTGAGGAGCCCCTTTTTCAACAACATAGGAGGAAACAATGACTGACGATTCAACTGAGGTTGTCAAAGAACAACAGGAGTTCACTATCGCGTGGGGTGCGCCGCTAGGAGGTCTGTTCCCCTTCTCGCTATCGAGTCTGCCAGCCGCTCTGGACAAGGCCCGTAGCCTTGTGGAAGAACTCAAGAACACTTACGGCTTCGAGTCTGTGCCTTACAGCATCCTGACGCGTCGTAGCGTCCTTACACGCACGGGATGGGCAAATGCCTATGGGCTTGATCCTGACGCCCCAGAAGAGCCCACAGAGGCTCCTGAGGAGGTTCCTGATGAGCTTTGAGGTCACTGATTTGCTCGGAAAGCCGATTGCGAAGGGCGATACCATCGCTGCGGCCTTCCGAACAGGCAATAAGGCCGAACTTCGCGTTGGAACTGTCATGGGATTCGGTGAGAGGGGCAATAACGTCACTGTCGCGGTCTGGTGGTACAAATCGAGCGGTTTTGGGCGGAATTCTGCCGATATCGACATCAATGGGGCTATTGAAGCCGATTTGCACCGATTTATCCGTCTGGAGGCGTGATTTTGCCGATTTCACTCGAATTTGACGAAAATCCGTTCGTTTTGGTCGTTTTCGACCGAAAAACGCATGAAATGGTGCTAGACTATAACATTGGCGAAGAAGAGGCCGAATTGCTTGTACGGCAGGCTGCTATGGCCTTTGTGAAGGAGCAAAATGGATCGGGAGATTAGAGATGTGATCATTGGAACCAGTGTGATGCTCTTCGGAGCATTTGCTCCACTCACGGTGGTTACTTTGCTCGGAATTCAGGTCTGGATCGGCCTTTTGCTCGCCGTTATCGTCACCGGAGTCGGTGTATGGATGGTGGTAGACGCCTTTTTGCGCTATCGCTGGGTAGAGTTCAAGGAATTTGCACGGACTGCCATTGATGTATTTATGCCTAAGGGGGCCAATTGACAACTATCGTCGCAGCTGAAATTGACGGTGAAGTGGTATGGGCTTGGGATTCCCAAGTGACGATGGGCGGCGAAGGCTCGGAACTGGAGTATGACAAGGTGTTCCACAACGGCAGTGTCGTTGTGGGGCTCGCTGGGGCCATTGTGGACTCACAGACCTTCCGCTACACCGATCTTCCCGAGCTTGATACGTGGGATATCGACCGCTGGGTGACTGAGAAGCTCGCTAAGCGTGTCAAAAAGAAGACCAAGTACCACGGTGCTATCCTCGCGGAGGTTGGTGGCCGTGTCTACATCATCGGTCAGGAAGGCTCGTGGGTGCGTAACACCTCGGGAATCTATGCCATTGGCTCGGGAGCGGACTACGCTATGGGAGCTATGCTCAGTGGCGCTAGCCCCGGCCAGGCTGTGCTCGTTGCAGCGCAGCTGGACCTCGGCACAGGGGGCACTATCGTCATGGCGACCTCTAAGGAGATTCGCTCAGGGCATATTGCCTTCGATGAGGAGGAAGAGCCGAAGAAGGCCAAGAAGAAAAAGAAGGACAAGAAAAAGTGAACGTCGCTATTGAGGTCACGCCTGAGGAAGAAGAGGCGTGGCTGGAGAAGTATGCTGACAAGTATCCTGGTTTGGTGATCGTGGATGAGGCAGGTCCGCTGGTGTTCAACATCGAGAAGCAGCGTATCCTGCTTATCGGCAGTTCTGATGATCCGATTTCGAGCTTTCCCATCTGGAAAGATGAGGAATTCGAGGACGATCTGCCCCCCTTTCGGGACTAACCTGAAAGAATCCTGAGTCGGCTTGACAAACCACTCAGAAGCTGCAATACTTTACTTATTGATCCCAAGGCAGAGCTTTGGCGGCTATGATGAAAACCTTCGCCGTGAGGAAGGTTACCAACTATTCCCCCGTAGCTCATTGGCAGAGCGGCAGGCCGTTAACCTGCGCGTACTTGGTTCGATCCCAGGCGGGGGAGCGTTTGCTGGTTGCAGAGAAACCAGCTGGTTGTGGTTGTGAGTGATTCCCTTGTAAACTCTCGATACCGATTGTGTTCCCGTTGGACGGGAGGCGGCTTCCAAACCCGCTAAGCTATAGGGGTTCGATTCCTCCAGTCGGTGCGACTTAGTGGCTACTAGTCACCAAAGGAGATGGCAGCGGGGCGCGACCAGTACCCAATAACGGGGCCACTAAGTTTTACTTGACAAAACCCAGTTCGTCTGGGAGAATGGTTACATGATGTTTGAACTTGATCTACACCTGGCGGCTTACCCCGCTTAGTAGTCGAGCCTACGCAAAATGTAGCCTTTGACTCTCAGAGTCGGGGGCATTTTTTATAACTACACAGAGTACACATGGGCCTGTGGCTTGATAGGGAAGCAGCACCTTTGCAAGGTGTTATATGGGGGTTCGAATCCCCTCGGGTCCACGTAAGGTTCCGCTCAGATGGAGTAGCGGACGAAAGTAGCGGCAGATGGAGTTCGCTAGCCTCACTTACATTGCGGGTTAGACTGGAGGCGGTTCCAGCCAAGTCTCATAAGCTTAGGAGAGAGGTTCGATTCCTCTACCCGCAACTACAGGTAGCCTACTATCCTCTGGCCTCGGGCCAGTCTGACCGCAGAAGCGGAAGGGAACAAATCAGTAGGATGACTGGGTGTGGGGCAGTTGGTCAGCCTGCTTGATTTGGAATCAAGAGTATCGTGGGTTCGAATCCCACCACCCAGACGGCGGGTGCCGCAATGGTAGACGGTGAGCGTAGTAAAGCACAGGGCAGATGTCCTAGGAAACCCCTCGTGCTTAGGGCGCGAAAAGTGACGACTAAGTACAGGTTCGAATCCTGTCCTGCTAACGAAACAACTGAATATGGTGGCCGTAGCCCAAGCAGGTAGAGGCGGTGGACTGTGAATCCACTCAGTGCGAGTTCGATTCTCGTCGGTCACCCGAAACAACTAAATAGAGAACTTGTGGTGGTAGGTGATACTGATACCTTGAAACTCAACCCTGTGGGATTCAATTCCTAAAAGGCCACCACAACATATGCTCATGAAGCTGAATGGTTAAGCAGCACCCTGTCACGGTGTGTGTCGCCGGTTCGATCCCGGTCATGGGCGCTCTGGTCCCGTAGAGTAGCGGTTATCTCCCCTGATTCTCAATCAGGAAAACGTCGGTTCGAATCCGACCGGGATCACGCTTGACAAAAGTGTAAACTCGTGTAAACTAGAGGAATGGTTTACACACGAGAGCAGCGCAAGGTCTATCAGGCAGAGTATCGTCGGAAGCGGCGAGATGAAGCCGTAGAGTATCTAGGCGGCACGTGCGTCGTCTGCGGTACAACAGACCGGCTAGAAATCAACCATATTGATCCGCGCGAGAAGGCATTCAACCCTTCCCGTTTCTGGGGAAAGCTGGCAGATTACTGGACAGAGATTGACAAGTGCAACCTTCTGTGCAAAGATCATCATGTAGAAGAAACAAGACGGCAGTACCGCGAGGGACTGCTATAACTCTCCGTTGGGTAGGTTACCTGGCGCTGGCCGTAACCCAGTAGCCTGAGACTTCGAGTGTTTCCGGGGAGACGCAACACAAGAGGGACTCAGCGCCTACGACCAGCTGAATACAGGATCACGACCCCACCGTGCGGCCTACGCTCTAGCAGCGTAAGCTGAACACATTGTTCCCCACCCTCCTCCGGGATTGGTGGGGCATTTGCCCTCAGAGCTTTGCAGGTAAAGCGCCTGGCTGAAACCCAGGAGTCATCGGTTCAAAACCGGTTGAGGGCACAGGGAATCATAACCTTGTCAGTTCAAAACAACCCTACAAAAGATTCAGGGAACTGTCGTATGGCCTAGTGGTGAAATTTGGTATACGCACTGCGCTTAGAACGCAGCGCCTTCGGGCATGTCGGTTCGATCCCGACCTGGGCTACCATTTGACAAACAAGAAAAAGTATGGGAAGATTGATTCATGAACGTAACGCAGGGAACCACAAGTAAGCGAGGCCAGTCGGTCATCGTGTCCTTTGTGGTCCTCTAATAACAGTTCCTGTTATCACACCGACCCTCTTGACACCGCCAGGAGGGTCTTTTTTATGGCGTGTAAAGCTCTAATGGTTGGGCACTAGTCTTGAAAACTAGGGGTCGGGAAACCGGCAGGGGTTCGATTCCTCTGCGCGCCGCTTGTTCAGGAACACTGAACTGAACGAAAAACTGAACATGGCTAGTAAACCGTGAAGGTCACGGACCTCCCTGCTAAGGAGCGTGCTCGGGAAACCGGGTGGGAATCGTTCTCTCTGCTAGCCGCGCAACACACTAACCCCTTGTAGCTCAGAAGCAGAGCAGGCGGCTCTTACCCGTCGGGCCGGGATGGCAGAATTCCCCAGGGGGACGTAACAACTAAATATGGGACATATGCCGATATGGTGCGGCGTCAGGCTTCCACCCTGAAATAGAGCGAGTTCGAGCCTCGCATGTCTCTCTTTCGTCCTCGCATCGGCATGCAACCGAACTTTACACGTTTGGTCTACAGGGTTCGACACCCTGGGGGACGACAATGGTATTACGTCCATTCAAAACGTAGTTGTGCCCCTATAGCTTAATGGGCAAAGCATGTGTCTTGTAAACACAAGTCAGGAGTTCGAATCTCCGTGGGGGCTCTGTGCAACTTTTATGGTAACACCGATTACAACAATAACTAAACATGCCGCTATAGCTCAGCAGGACAGAGCAGATGCCTACGAAGCATCGTGTCGGGGGTTCGAATCCCTCTAGCGGCACAATAGAGAGTGTGCAGCCCGGTAGGATGGACGCATAAGATGAAACCGCACTCCTAGATTTACCCGATTAGTGTAACGGCAACACGTCTGACTCTGAATCAGATAGTCTTGGTTCGAATCCAGGATCGGGTGCGTTAGAATAGACTTATCGAGCGATAAGTCAAGTGTAATGTACATACCGGGTAAAGACACTGGCCGTCTAGCGCTCTTTTAAAGCGTGAGAAGGAGTTCGATTCTCCTATCCGGTACTGTGCCGATGTGGCTGAATGGTTCAGGCAGCGGATTGCAAACCCGCGTACTCCGGTTCGATCCCGGACTTCGGCTCTTTCCCGCTAGTCGTGGATGCACGAGGGTGTTCTAAGCCTAGAGTCTCGGTTCGATTCCGAGTAGTGGGACTCATATTGGAGGAATATGACGAACGTTATGGTGGCTACCCCTGCTTATGGGGGCCAAGTCACAGAGCCTTACCTACAGTCGATGCTGAATCTGGTCTTCGAGTCTCACCGACTCGGCTTCAAGATCAACGTTCACACGCTGACAGGTGAGTCCCTCATCACGAGGGCACGCAACAACATGCTCCACACCTTCCTATCGCAGCCTGAGTACGATCAGCTACTGTGGATTGACTCGGATATCGGGTTTGCTCCACTCAATGCTCTTCGACTCATCCATAGTGAGCACGAGGTCACAGCAACACCTTACCCTCTCAAAGCTATCTGGTGGGATGCAGTGGCAGGTAGCACTGCTGCGGAGAAGCAACTCAGTGGCAAGCACTATGTGGTCAATCGGATCGGTGACGAGAAGGATGAAAACGGCTTCTCTGAGGTCATGGATGCTGGCACCGGGTTCATGTGCATCAAGCGATCAGCCCTAGAGAAGATGATTGATGCTTATCCTGAGCTACAGTACACGTCAGATGGCAACAATCACAACGAAGACGAAGACCGTAAGCGCTACCTGTTCTTCGACACTATGGTAGACGATGGGCGTTATCTCTCCGAGGACTACGCCTTCTGCCGTCGCTGGCAGAGAATCGGTGGTAAGGTCATGCTGGACATGAGTGCACCGCCGCTCCGACACTTCGGAAACTACGCCTACTAGGCGTTATTGGCAATAGCTCAGCTGGTTGCTGAGGGCAACCTGATAAGCTGCTTGAGGTGGGTTCGATCCCCGCATTGCCAACTCTCTGTGAATCCCCTGCGTGCGTTTGACGCAGGGGATTTTTGGGTCTAAGATGGAGTCTCTATGGAAAAAATTACACTCTACAGCAAGCCCAACTGTGTCCAGTGCACAGCCACCAAGACTTACCTCGACAGGAACGAAATCCCGTATGAGCCAGTCGATGTTACCCAGGATGAATCCGCTTACAACCACATCGTAGGACTCGGATACCAGCAGGTTCCAGTGATCGAGGTGGGAGGACGCCACTGGTCAGGATTCGACCCTAACCAGCTTGCAACTCTGTAACTGATACTGTATACTGGTATGTACGTGAACTCCTCCGTCACGCCATAGACTCGCCGTGTGAACATGGCTTGAGTCCGAAAAGCCCCCAGGCTCCTCCTCCTGGGGGCTTTTTGTATATTTGACACATGATCAATACCCATGATATCATGTCGTCTATGGCTGAAAACGACGGACTAGTACAAAAACTCCTCGATGAGCGCGTCAAAGGCCGCTCCTACGTGGAGATTGGTAACAAGCATGGCATCCCGCCCGAGGAAGTCCACGCCCTTGTGCGTGAGGCTCTGTCTTCGCATACCATCACCGACCCTCTGGAGTTCCGCACGCTTGTGCAACTCCGTATCGAGAAGGTCATCGAGAATATGTGGACGGGGCTGGAGAAGGGTGAGTGGAAGCAGGCCGAGGTCATTCTCAAGGCTGTTGAACGTCTCCAGGAACTGTACGACCTCAACGAGCAGCGTATGACGACAGATCGTCATGAGCTAAGTGCTCGTGAGGTGCAGATCATTCTCACAGTGATGGAGCAGCAGTCTGAGCGACTGTTTGAGTGGGTGACCTCTTTGCCTCTGGGCAAGAAGGCCAATCAGCTAGTTCTTGAGTCGTGGTCCGAGCAGGCAGCCGAGGTAGCCACAGGGGTTATCGAAGAAGTAGTGTATGCCGAGGTGGAGGAGTAAGATGCTGAGCGACATCGCACAGGGATTGATCGAACTGACGGAGGATGTGTCTCATGATCCCGATGAGGCTGACTGGTACGACGTAGACGAGTACCTGTCCAATATCCCCAATTCGTCACGAGTCCTCAAGGAACTCGTACGATACATCCATTCTGAATACCTGTAAGGAGTCACCAGCGTGACGACTACGTTCAACTCTTCACTGCTCGATGCAGCGAAGCTCATGAAGCGCAATGCCCGAGCGAAGCGCTACGCTGTTGACCCTGTGATGTGGGCCGAAGATGTTCTCGGTATCCAGCTGTGGAGCAAGCAGAAGGAAATTCTGCGGTCGCTGGTGACTAACAAGCGCACCGCTGTCAAGTCCTGCCACTCCATCGGTAAGACCATCATCTGTGCTGTAGCTTCTGCGTGGTGGGTATCGACCCGTTATGACGCAATGGTGCAGTCCACAGCGCCGACGTACCAGCAGGTACACGAGCAGCTGTGGGAGGCGATTCGCAAGTTCCACCTGGAGAGCGACCTAACTGGCCGCGTCACTCTGGGTGACGAGTGGTTGATCCCTATCCATAAGGATGGGCGTCAGAAGGACATCCTGGTCGGCGTGGGTAAGAAGCCCGCTGACTCAAACATCCACGGCTTCCACGGTACTCACCGCCCCGGCGGTGTGCTTGCTATCCTCGATGAGGGCTGCGGTCTGCACGTATCAATCTTCACGGGTGCTGAGGCCATCACCACGGCTCCACAGGACCGCATTCTGACTACGGGAAACCCTGACGATCCGAACACTGAGTTTGGGCGCATCTTCCGCGAAGCTGACAGCGAGTGGAACCTGATCACTGTGTCAGCGTATGACACCCCTCACTTCACTGGTGAAGATGAGCAGATCATGGAGCTTGCACGTCAACTGGACGCGGCTATCCCTGAGGCTGATCGCGACCCCGAGAACCCTAACCCGAACACCAAGGCAGCCGAAGCTCTTCTAGAGGGTATGCCTAACCCCGAGTGGATCGCCTCTCGTGCCCGAGACTGGGGTGAGGAGTCTCCGCGATTCATCTCGAAGGTTCTCGCCCAGTTCCCGCTTACGTCAATCGATAGCCTCTTCACTGCGGCAGAGATTGAAACAGGCCGTAATTCAGTCATCGAGCCCACTCCGAGCGCCTTCAAGACACTCGGCGTTGACGTTGCCCGTTACGGATCGGACAAAAGTGTGGTAGTATTGAACGTTGAGGGACATATAGAAGTTCTTGCAGCGTTCTCTACAATGGACACCATGCAGGTTGCCGCTCAGGTTCACAAGCTTGCTCTAGAGCACAAGGTGGATCAGGTTCGCGTCGATGGTATTGGTGTCGGTGGTGGTGTGGTTGACCGCCTCGTGTCACTTTCACGCTCTGTAGACGAACCATACATCGTGGTCGAAATGATCGCGAACGCCAGCCCGCCTGACCGTACACTCCACCGTAACTCTCGTGCCTACTGGTATGACTCGGTGAAGTACCAGCTGGCTAATGACCTCATCGATTTGCCGGATGGACCTCTCGGTAGTGATGCAGCTAAGCTGCTCCAGGAGATGACCGGCATCAAGTATTCATACCCTAACGGTATCATGCAGATCGAGTCTAAGGAAGACATTCGCCGTCGCGGCGACAAGTCTCCTGACTACGTTGATGCTCTCGTACTAGCCTGTGCGCCGATCAATTATCTCCAGAACGACCCTCTAGCCAATATGCGACCAGGGCAGATGGTGGAGATTGACGTTCTCAGTCAGGTAGAAGAAGTCAGCCCGTACTAAGAAAGGCCCGCATGGCTAACGCACTACAGCGTATGTTCCGTCCGAACTACGTGGAGAAGCTCGAAGAGAGCCAGGCTACTGTAACGACCCTGCGTCATGAAGTTCTGGCCCTTGACTCTGAGCGTATGACGCTGCGTGAGTCTCTCACTGACCTTATGCGTTTTGTTGAGGATGTGGGCTGGGAGAAGATCGAGGGGTTCGAGCAGGACAAGGGTATGACCCTTGATGCTATCAAGAAGAACTCTGAGGTTCTACGCTCGATGCTGACTGCTAACCCTACCATCAAGAAGGCAATCAACGCTCGCGTTGGTTACATCTGGGGACGCGGTGTCACATTCAAGGGATCGGGAACGAAGCAGTTCACCGAGAACCCATGGAATGAGCGCGTCCTGTTTGATGACTCTGCGCACTGGCGCATCGAGGCACAGCTAGCCACAGACGGAAACATCTGGGCTGCCAAGAGCGGTGGCGAGGTCACTATGATCCCCATTGAGCAGATTGCTGGCTGGGTAACCGACCCGAACAATCCCACTCGTGTGCATTACTGGCTGCGCTCCTACACCGTTATCGAGAAGAACTTCTCCAACGGTGTTGAGGCTGCTAAGCACATCGAGGTCTTCTACCCTGCTTCTGACTACACCGGCAACAAGGTGGGGTCCATCGACGGCATCAAGGTAGACCGCAGCACGACGATGGTACATCTAGCTGCCAATCGTCAGGAGGGTTGGCTCCTTGGTGTGCCAGACCTGTTCGCTGCGATGTTCTGGACAAAGGCTCACAAGGAGCTATTCGAGGCCGGTACGCAGTACGTAAAGGCTCAGGGTAAGTTCGCCTCGAAGGTCATCTCAAAGACCGCCAACGGGGCTACAAACGCCGCTGCGCGTATCGCTGACGTTGCTCGCCGCGACCCCGTGACCGGCGAGGTTATGGACGCTGCCGGTACTGCCGTCATGTCTGGTGGTCTTGACTATCAGCTGATGGGCAAGATGTCGAGTGGCGTGGACTTCTCCGCGTTCGATCCGGTAGCTGGACTCATCGCCGCTGGCCTGGGGGTCCCTGTGCGCGTCCTACTGGGCGACTCCGACACCGAGGAGAAGAGCCTAGAGCAGAGCACAGTCGATGAGATGGTGCTGCGTCAGAAGCTCTGGAGCTACTTCTTCAAGAGCCTCATGGGACCGGCCAAGATCGAGGTGCTATTCCCCAAGCTCAAGACTGAGCCTGAGTACCGTCGTATGCAGTCCGTTGAGATTGCCAACAAGACCAACGTCCTGCACCGCGAGGAGCTTCGACAGCTGACTCTTGATGGCTTCGGTATCATCGGTGATCCTAACGACCTGCCTGAGATTGAAGAGCAGCCTGATGTTGCTATCGCTAAGGCGAAGGGCGACGACGCATTCGAGCACGCAGAGGTACTAGCCGACAAGGCAGCCGCTGCGCAGTCCACACCCGAGCAGGGCAAGGACGCTGGAGTGGGCAAGCTGAGCACCGGCAAGGACCGAAACGCGGCTCGTGACGACAAGGGCGACAAAACTGTAAAGCGCTAACATTTGCACACCTAACAATATGTGTGCTATACTTCTCTACGAAGGATTTTGAATGACAACACAGATCAAGCTACACGAATCAGTAGCCTCTTCTGCCGAGACTAAGAAGATCGGTAAGAAGTTTCGCTCGCTGATTGTCGCAGCAGACCGTTGGGGAAGCTCAGCTTACTATCCAGCCGAAGTGCTGGAGCGTGACGGCTCTCGCGTCTTCCACGCTGGTGTCCAGATGTACGCGGACCACCAGAAGGAATCTGAGAAGTGGGACCAGCCTGAGCGTTCTATTGACCGCCTGGTAGGCTCTCTTGCATCCGATGCCGTATTTGAGGCAAATGGTGAAGAGGGTCCGGGTCTATACGCAGACGTTGAGTTCCACGAGAGCTTCGTCAATCGCATCAATGAACTCAAGAAGGACGTTGGGCTGTCGATCAATGCGACTGGCCTAACTGAGGATGCCGAGATGGACGGGCGCTACGGCCCCGTCCTGGTCGGACTACTCGCAGCTGACAGCGTAGATGTTGTCACTCGTGCTGGAGCAGGCGGAAAGCTTGTCAGCATCATCGAATCGGATCGTGGCCTAGCTGGTCGCGAACTAACCGAAAGTGGAAAGGATCAGTCAGTGACTGACGTAACTAAGGAAGACTTCGAGGCGCTGTCTAAGACGCTCATCGAGGCTATCAATGCGATTCCTGGCGCACTGGCTGAGTCACTCAAGCCTGCTGCGGAGGTGCAGCCTACCGCTGAGGAGCTAGCCGCAAAGGCAGCTGCTGAGGGTAAGCCAGAGGACAAGGACGAGGTGACTGTGGACGCGACTGAGGTTGCTACTGCTGTCATTGAGGCAAAGCTTCCCGCTTCTGCCATCGCTCCTGTGGCCGCAGCTGTCAAGGAGGGCAAGACCCTTGAAGAGGCAGTGAAGATTCAGACCGACTATCGTGACTCTCTCATCGAGGCCACAGAGGTCGGGACCGTCACTCGTATCAACGAGAGCGACAAGCCTAAGGGGCTTGCATACGCTGTAGCAAAGCTCAACAGCTAAGGAATAGGCAATGGCAAATAACGTAGTTTTCTCAGCTGATGACTACATCAGCGTAAACGTCGGACTTGAGAAGAAGTCCGGTGACATCTTCGTTGTTGGTGACCTCGTGGGCGTGCTCACTACAGGTTCCGGCAGCGCAACTACTCCTACCCCCGAGGGCATGGAGCTTGGTGTTGGTAACAAGCCAGGGTGGGCTTCCGTAGCCCTGTACGGTGGTGTGCGTGTAAACGTCGCTGCTGGTACTGCATATGCCGTGGGTGATCGCGTGTACGTGACCGCTGGCGGAACGGTTACCAAGACCGCATCTGGAAACAAGAACCTCGGCGTGGTAACACACGAGCCCAAGACATCCACGACTGGTGCAGGCCAGATCGTTGTGAAGCTAGGATACTAAGCATGAATCAGGACCAGTACGACGCTCTGATCGAGAAGTACACTGACCTTCTCGAAGGTGCAAGCAAGGGTGACTGGATCGCTCGTGCCCACCTAAAGGAGGCTGCTCTCAGCACCTCTGACTTCCCCTTCGCGTTCACCGACATCAAGACTGCTCAGCTACAGGCTAAGTATGCGCTTGAGGATGAGCAGCAGGTCTGGCGCAAGATTGCCCGCAAGGTCACTGTGCCGAACTTCCTACCGCAGTCGTTCATCGACCTCGGTTGGGATGACAGCGCCTTCGACAACATCCTAGCCACCAACGGTGGTTATGATACTGTTCCTGGCACTCTGCCTAACGTCCCTGAGGGTACCGAGTACCCTACAGCCTTCAAGCTGTACAGCAGCGCAGAGCAGCTAGAGATTCGTAAGGCCGGTATGCGTATCGCCTTCACGTTCGAGGCTATCATCAACGACCAGTGGAACGTTGTGGACGACCTTCCGGGCTGGCTGCTACGCACCGCTCTCAACTCCGAGGACGCAGAGGTTGCTAAGCTTCTCTCTGACGGCGACGGACCGAACAGCACCTACTTCAACGCAGGCAACAACAACCTGCTTGAGTACGGTACCAACACCGATGGTCAGGCTGCCCTGACTCGCGAGACTCTCAAGGTCGCGCTCAAGCAGGCTAACTCCCACAAGGCAGGACCGAACAACAACCGTCCTGTGCGCTTCAACCGCTTCGCGCTGGTTGTGCCGCCGAGCCTGGAAGACCTAGCCAACGAGCTAAAGGATGTTCCTACTCAGTTCATCGTTCACGATGGCAACCTGGAGTACCCGGCAACCTTCACCTATGGTGTTGCGTTCGAGGTAGTCGTTCTCGACTGGCTTGAGGCTGTGGACAAGACTCACGGTGCTACTGCGTGGTACGTGGTTCCTTTCGCTGGCGATGGTATCCGTACCTCGCTCGGCCTGGGATTCCTCCAGAACTACGACCGTCCCGAGCTTCGCCTCCACAACGACCAGGGTGTATACCTTGGTGGTGGAGATGTCCCGGCTCGCCAGGGATCGTTCCTGAACGACACATGGCAGCTACGTCTGCGTCACATCTTCGGCGGTGTCGCCCTGAACGGCGGAATCGGAACCGTGGCCTCTTCGGGCCAGGCTGCTCCGGTACTAGCCTAATTGAGAGAGGAGGGCAGTGATGCCCTCCTCACTCACTAGAAAGGATTCACATGCCACAGATTGACAACCGCTCTCTCTTCAACCAGCCACCGCGTCCGCTGGCCCTCGTTGTTCAGCAGCCTGCTGCTGGAACCTCTGAGTACGTCACCGATGCAGGTCAGACTGTTGATCCGGTTCCGGTCTACTTCCCCGGTGGAGTTCCTGGAACTGCCGCTGCAACTACGACAGTCAACGGTACGGTAAAGCGCGCTGCGGCTCAGGCCAACAGCACAGCAACCGACGTAGCAGGCATCGTAGCTGACTTCAACGCTCTGCTAGCAAAGCTCCGCACTGCGGGCATCCTAGCTCCGTAACCCCTAAGCTGCTACCTTAGGAACTGAAAGCCCTTGGCCCTCACACAGGGGTCAAGGGCTTTCTTACATTAGGAGAGAACATGGCAAATGTCTACCCAGTAGACTACACGTCCGATGTCGGTCGTGTTCGTAAGTTTATTCCAGATGTCACTCTGCTAGGCGACCCGGCTAACCCGTTCGCTGAGCCAGATTACATCTGGTCTGATGAAGCACTACAGTCATTTATTGATGACGAGCTACCCGTAGCTTGGGTGTCTGGCGCAGCCGCACCTCGCGTGACCATCTGGCGCGCAGCTGCTATGGCAATGATCGCTACAGCGAATGATGTCAACCTTACACTCAAGAAGCTCGTTACAGAAGACCTTGAAACTGACGGTCCAGCTGTTGCAGACAAGCTCATCAAGGCAGCACACGAACTGCTTGGTAAGGCTCTGATCGAAGAGAACGGCGCAGCTAGCGAAGAGATTTTCTTGACTGTATTCCCTGAGCCCACTACCCGTCACCCCGAGGGTACCGAATGGGTCAACTTCTGGAGCACTCACTAATGGCACTGCGTGGTAATGGGGTGTTCCACCCGAACTTCTTCTACATGCCTCGACCTACTGTCGAGAGCGCGATGATTACTGCGGTGAGAGTTTCTAAGCCCACAGGTAACGTAGCTAAGTGGACACCAGGTACCGGCATGTCATCAGGAATCTATGTGCCTGTCTGGGAGGGACGCGCTCGTATCCAGCCTAATAAGGACTGGCGAGCCCGCCCGCGTGAGCAGGTCGGAGAGTTCGATGCTGTTCACGCCATCCGTGTGCAGCTACCCATCGGCAAGAATGAATACGGTGGAACCTACGACGACGAGGCCAACCTAGTTGCCTATGGACCTGACCCTGAGTTTTATAAGGATTACATGGTCGAGGTAGTGGATACCACTGTCATTGGTGCTGAGCAGCTGGAGGGCGACGTGTACTACATCCGCAACGCTAAGACCAGCGCAAACCTCTGGCTCTACAACCTTCTATGTGATACAGGAACTCGCTCCAGTGGCTGATGGACTCAACTTCTTCACCGATCTGAATAAGCTCGCGCAGAGTGTCTCTGCCGCGCCTGACAAGATCGATGACAATGTTGCTGAAATCGTTGAGACTGCTCTAAAGCATGCAGCCGATTCTGTTCGAGACATCGTGAATGATCCCGGTGGGCGGGGCACCAAGAAGGGTGGCCCTCGTGTGCTATCCGGTGAGATGCTTGAATCCGTGGGATACGACATGGGCATGAACCGTCGTGGTCGCATCCAGGGTAAGTATGGATTCGTGCACGGAGCACCGTTCTGGACTAAGTATCAGGAGCGTGGTACTAGCCGTATCCCTGCCATGATGGCGCTCGCAACTACTAACCAGAGCTTTGTAGATGAACTAGAAGATCAGCTACAGAGCGGACGATGGATGGACGTGATCTAATGGCAGACTTTGAAACTGTACAAGACGCTCTTCTAACCCGTCTTCGAACCTCGCAAATTCCGAACGTGTTCGAGACTTCCGTACCTCCCGGATTCCTTCTGCCCAAGCAGAACGGTGTCCACCTTCCCTACGCTCTTATCACCTTCGGTGGTAAGTCGCCTATGGCGAACCGCTATAAGAACCTCCAGAGTACCAAGCTGGATGCCAAGTGGACGAGTGTAGCTGTTGAATGCGTTGGTGACAGCCAGCGTGATTGCCGTACAGTGAGCAAGATTGTGCGTAACCTCTTCGAGGGGTACTCACCTGACATCACTTGGGGCGAACTAGAGGAGCAGCTGAGCGGTGACTACACCGTGAAGGTTCCTGAGTACGAACTGTGGCCTGTCCGATACGCCACAGGGATCGTCTTCAATACTGTGGTAGACACAGCAAGTTAGACGGATATACATATATCATGCTATAATTGAGCAGGACAAATTCGCTCTGCCTGACTTCCTCTAAGGAGGGGAACCTTACATGCCAACCAAGATGCTCAACCCGAACACTACGCTAATCGTGGTGCCCGAGTCTTTCATCACGAACCCGGCTGCTCCGAGTGCGGCAGTGCTGAATGGTGTCAACGCCATCAACATCTCGTGCGCAGTTACTCGTGGGTATACTCTGAACCCAACCGACTCTGACACAGACGACACTGCGTCGATCTGCGACACCGGAAACGTTCAGACTCGCCTCTTCGATAACTACGAGGGCGAAGTGACCATGTTCCGCGATGCGAACATTGCCGACAACACTTCTATCTTCAACATCGCGTTCAACTACTTCAAGAATGTTGACCAGCGCTACTACGTCTTCCGCCGCCTTGGCAAGAAGAGCACCGTAGCTATCGCAGTTGGTGACCTGCTTGAAGGCTTCCTATTCACCAACGACCGCACACGTAGTGTGGATGGTGGAGACTCCGGTCCCATCCAGTTCACTGTGCCTATGCTTCCTCAGGGAATCTACACTGGCTACGTCGCAGCTGTTGCCTAAGGAGTAATCTATGCCTACCAAGATGCTCAACCCCAACACTACCCTGTGGGTAGTGCCTGTGGCGAACGTGGTGAACCCACTAGCGCCTACAGCTGCCGAGCTAAACAACGCTCCGGCTATCAACATCTCGTGTGCCGTGACCCGTGGCTACACGCTGAACCCTACAGACTCAGACACTGACGACACCGCCAGCATCTGTGACACTGGTAACGTCCAGACCCGTCTGTTTGACAACTACGAGGGAGAGCTTACACTCTTCCGTGAGGGTAACCTCGCTGACGCTGCCTCTGTGTATGCGACATCGTTTGCTTACTTCCGTGACCCGGACAAGCAGTTCTACATCTACCGTCGTCTAGGCAAGAAGAGCACGCTCGCTGCCGCTGATGGCGATATCGTTGAGGGCTTCCTGTTCACCAATGACCGCGTTCGCTCGGTCGATGGTGGCGACTCTGGCCCTATCCAGTTCACCGTGCCACTCCTTGCACAGGGATCGTACCTTGGGTACACCTACGTGGGTACTGTGGTCGCTCCGACTGTGACTGCCGTCAGCCCCACAACCGGTGGAACCGCTGGTGGATTCGCCGTCACTGCAACAGGTACTGGCTTCGGCTCAGCATACTCTGTACAGGTCGGAACCACTGTCGTTCCTGCCACTGTGGTGAACGCCACTACCATCACGTTCATCTCCCCGGCACAGACCTCGGGAGTCAAGAACGTGCGTGTCACCAACCCGGCTGGTATCTCGGCAACTGCCACAGGTAACCAGATTACATACTCGTAATAGTAGGTTTGACAACAGCAATATAAATTGCTACAATGAGGGAGTCGTCATCATGACGACTCCCTTATTCGTTTCTGGAGGAAACATTGTCTTTTGAAATCGCTGCCCCTGACATCGCCGTAGTTGATGAGGCTCTCAACTCAGAAGAGTTCGATGTCCTGGCATTCGTTCGTGGGGCCAATCTTCCTACCGACACTGAGACTATCTTCACCGATGCTGATGCAGCTGTTCGTATGGCTGCCTTGCTCGAAGAGGAAGAACACGCCGAGAACGACCCGTACAGCATCACTGACGGAAACGACGCTATCGATGATGAGCTTACTGAGCTTCACGAGCGTCTGGTGGAGAGCGCCCTGGAGTTCACGCTACAGGGACTTGCTCCTCGTGCTCGTGTAGCGCTGGAGAATCACCTCAAGGCTACCCTTCCCTACAAGGAGGGCGACCTCAACCCTGAGTATTACGAGGCACTGACCAACGAGGTTGTTGCTCGCAGCATCAAGAGCGTCACCAACGCAGCGTCTGGTAAGACCAGCACCGCCGCCTGGGACGCCACAAAGGTAGCTGACTTCTTCGTAGACCTTTATCCCACCGAGCAGGCTAAGCTTTACAACAAGGCAATGGGTCTGACTTACATCCAGGCTGAGGTGTTCGACCGAGCGGTCAACGCGGATTTCTCGTAGAGGCGTTGACGTGGGATCAGAACCTTCGCTATCTAACTAGATTGCAGTCGGCTGTTGACCACGGACAGCGCCCTACTGCCGCTCTCCTCGAAGAGGATGACCCGCATAAGGGTTGGACATCTCACGATTACAGACTCCAAGAAGCCGTAGACATTCTCAGTCGCGACAAGTGCCAGTCATGCGGTAATCCGGTGTGGCTATGTCACTCAACACATGCCGGTATCGAATTCGATATCCGTGTTGGTGCCTGCTACGCAAAGGCCGAACTCGATGACTTCGAGAAGGCACACCCTGGCACCGAGGATACCCTCGAATCTGGTGAATATCGTTATGCCGTAGCAGTGGGCATTCTGAACGAGGATGGCACTCGCGATCCTCTTCCCTCCCGAGCAGAAGCCCTAGCTGTGCTCAAGTCCTAAGAAAGTAGTGTATGGCTGACGATCTAAACATCAGAGGCTCTGTCGATATTCAGACGAGCGCCGCACGACGAGCGATGAACGCGCTTGCTCGTGAGATTGAGTCATACAACAAGCTTACCGATAAGAGCAGCGCATCGGCTCGTGCCCAGCGCGCAGGTATCAAGCAGCTATCTGATACCGTCAACATGCTCACGCAGAACCTCGCTAAGGCTGAGGCTGCACAGAAGAAGCTCAACGCTACTTCAACTGGAAGCACCGTTCGTGCGCCACAGACAAGCACTCCTGTTGCCGATGCAGGTCTGAACGTATCAGACCGCGCAATGTCACAGGCGGCTAAGTACCGTGTAGATCAGCAGACAGAACTCAACGCTAAGAAGCAGCAGGAAGCTGCTATCAATCAGCGCCTGGAAACTGAGTCTCGTGCTGCCCTGAACAATGCTCGCGCAGCGACAGAGAGTGTCAAGCAGCGCGTAGCTCTGGAGAATGCAGCCGCTGCCGCTGCCCGTCGTTCAGCCGATGCAGCTGAGAAGCACACGCAGCAGCTGAATGGAATGCGCTATGCGCTATATGACGTGTCGCGCACCGCGACCGTCAGCTTCGCCGCGCTTACTGCGCTAGCTGTTGCCCCATTCGCTATTGCTGTACAGTGGGAGCGAGACTTCGCTAACGTCCAGCGAACTGTTGGTGGCACCTCTGAGGAAATCAAGGCGCTCAAGCAGGACTTCGTAGGACTAGCTCAGACTATTCCTGAGAGTTGGGAAGAGCTAACCAACATCGGTACTCTGGCGGGACAGCTGGGTATCGCTCGTGAGCAGGTCACTGCGTTCACTGGCGTGGTGGCTAAGTTCTCGGCTACTACAGATGTGTCTACAAACGACGCTGCTACAGCGTTTGGTCGCCTTGACAACATCCTGCTTGACAGCAGTGGTAACTTCGAGGGACTTGCGTCCTCCGTGCTCCGCGTGGGTGTGAACTCGGTTGCTACTGAGTCTCAGATTCTCAAGATCAGCACACAGATCGCTTCAACCGCTAAGCTAGCGGGCTTTACTGCTGATGAAGTTATCGGTCTATCAGGTGCGCTTGCCTCTCTCGGTGTGCCTCCTGAGCTATCGCGTGGTGTTATCACCCGTGTCTTCGGACAGATCAGCCGCGCCATCTCTGAGGGTGGAACAAACCTCCAGCGCTTTGGTCAGCTGGCGGGCACCTCGGGAACAGAGTTTGCTGCTGCCTGGAATGCAGATGCCGCTGGCACCTTCCAGCAGCTGCTTGCGGGTATCAAGAGCGAGGGTCCAGCCGCTGAGGCTGCCATCCGTAGCCTGGGCATCACCTCTGTGCGTGACGTTCCTGTTCTTCTTCGTCTGGCTAACTCGGGAACCGTTGTTGCTGACGCCTTCCGTGACGCTGCTATTGGTATGAAAGATGCTAGCGAACTGGGTGACCAGTACGCTATCATCGCTTCAACCATTGACAGCAAGATCAAGATTCTGGGCAACAGCCTACAGGCTCTTGGGGACGCTGTAGGTAGCGGTGGACTGCCCATCATCGGTAGCCTGCTTGACGCTATCAATGAGCGCCTTGCACAGTTCACCGACTTCGCTAACACGGATGCTGGACGTTGGGTTACAAGCATCGGCCTTATCGTCGTTGCTGTGGGTGCCCTGCTGTCTGCTGTTGTTGCTATCGGTTCTATCAGTCTTGCTGGATACGCCGCTCTCATCACAGCGATGGTCGGACTCCAGACCAGTGCCGGTGGTGCGGCTATCAGCTTTGGTAGCATGAATGCTATGCTTGCAGCTACTGGACCTCTTGGGGCCAAGGCTGCAACAGCCATTCGCTTGCTGGGTACTGCTCTCAAGGCAGCCTCGGTTATCGGACTGGTGCTGGCCTTCCCTGACGTTGTAGGCTGGGCTCGTGAGGGTCTAGACACGCTCAAGGGCTGGGAGAATACCTACGCTGCTACGATGAAGCGTGTCACCGAGGTCAACAGTGACTACGCCAGCGGACTATCGAACATCAACGCTGATGCTCCTATCGCTGCCGTAGCCAAGATGAACGACTTCCTTCGTGGCTCTAGCCGTCTCTTCGCTAATGCTAACCTCAGCTGGGATGCCAGCATCAACGAGGTCAAGAAGCTCGATGATCAGCTAGCCCAGCTAGCCGCCAACGGCTCTGTGCAGGATCTTCGCGACAAGTTCCAGGAACTGCGTGATGCTACTCCTGAGCTTACATTCAAGCAGCTAATGGATACCCTTCCTGCCCTGCGCGACTCAATGACCGCTGCTGGTCTGAGCTTTGGCACAGGTGCTGATGGAGCGGTTACCCTAACTGGTGCTGCTACCGGAACAACCGCAGCTGTCGAGCAGCTGACCGAGGCCGAGGAAGAGGCCAACCAGGCTACCCAGGATTTGCTGGATACGTTCGCTAGCGCGGATGCCTCATTCATTGACATTGGTACGATCTACGACAGCATGATCGAGGCCAACAAGAAGCTGGCTCAGGATACAGCTGACGACACCCTTGAGAATGCTTCGGACTCGTGGCAGGACTACTTCGACGGATTCACTATCAATGTCGATGAGTACCTAGCTAACCTACAGAAGATGGTAGACGCCCAGAATAACTGGGAGAAGAACCTACTCACACTCAAGGCAGCCGGTGCTTCTGATGAGGTACTGTCTGAGCTATCCAAGCTCGGTGTCGAGGGTGCTCCTCTCGTACAGCAGTTCGTGGATGGACTGGTCAACGGTACTGGGCAGCTGGATACCTTCACCGAAATTCTCGGCCAAAAGGGTACAGACGCAACAACTGCGTTTGCCACAGCTCTCCAGACAGCTGGGCCTGCGTTCTGGGCCGAGGCTGGTAAGCTGGGTGACGGTGCCGTACAGGAAATCATCGCCAAGCTTGCTAGCGGCCAGTCTACTGTCGAGCAGATCGTCAAGGACTACAACCTCGACCTAGAGTTCGGGATCAGTCCAGTTGTCGATCCTGCAAAGCAGCAGATTGCCCAGCAGACGCTGATCGATCTTGCCAAGGAACAGGGCGTAGACTACAACCCGTCTGTGCTTGAGGTTCCGAGCGCAACAGTACAGGCTGCCCTTGACGCACTGGCTAAGGCTCGTGACGCTAAGTACAGCCCCCAGACGGTAGAGACTGCTAAGGCTGCTGTGGCAGCCGCGCTCGCTGAGCTAGCAGCTACACGTAACCCACTCATCAACCCTGTCGGTAGCAGTAGCTTCTCGGTTATCGAGAACGCGCTCAACGACCTAGCTCGTGACCGCTATACATCGGTCATTGCCAGCTTCCGTGTTGATGGAGCTATCCCGCCTGGGATCGCTCGACCACCAGGAACCTACAACGGTGGGCTAGTCGGGGAAGTCCACGGCCTACCAGGATTTGCTGGCGGTGGGTTGGTGGGCGGTGCTCGTGCAGCACAGCGCTATCAGGACACACTGGTGGCGACCCTACGTCCGCGTGAGTTTGTCGTACAGGAAGATGCCGTGGACCACTATGGTAAGGGCTTCTTCAACGCACTCAACAATCGAGCGCTCGATACGAGCGACTTCATGCGCCCTGTGCCTGTGGCTCAGCGCCGCAGCAACGGTGGCGGGCCACAGCTGGTTGAACTTGTCGCCAGCGACAAGGCTCTGCTCGCATCGCGCGCCGGGTCTGGCGTGGCTGTTGTCACATTCGCACCGAGCGAAGCCGCTGCGGCAGCTAGCAAGGGCAACACATCGAACTTCAAGAAGGGTGGGAACTAATGGTACACGAACGTGAAATGTACATCGGTACTCGCGAGCGTGGCGTGTGGGTTCCTGCCCCGAAGATCAGCAACTACGAGAACTCAGCGGTGGGGTGGCAGACACGGCAGGACTTCCTCAATGGAGGTGTTCGTGTCCGTCGCTCCATCGCTTCTCACCGCAAGTATTCCTTCACTTGGGACTACATCAGCCGTGAGAATGCTCGTAAGATCACTGACCTCTATGGTGGGCTGTCAGGCACTGGGCCGATTTACTTCCTCGACCCGTTCGCTATCGATCAGAACCTGGCACCCGCACACTGGGCTGCTCCAATGCAGGGAGCGTACGATGCTCCGCTGCTCATCAAGGGAGCCAAGCCTACGCTGTCTGACACGTCAGCTGTAAACAACCTGGGGTATCCGCTCAAGACAGCGACTTACCCTAGCAGTTCGGGCGAGAAGCGCAAGCTCTTCGTTCCGCTGCCTGATGGGTTCACACTGTGGGCTGGTGTTCACGGACCTGTGACTGGCGGCACTGTCACCGCAGCCCCTGTGCTAACCGGTAACTCGGTCGGTACAGCTGTAGGGCTCACTGCCCTAGGAACAGACTCTACGACCCGCGTCAACACATCGTGGGCGCAGTCATCTGGGTACTCTGGAGTCGAGTTTTCGGTCCAGGATGCTGTTAGCTACACTGGCCTCATCATCCAGGTGCTCCCCACAGGGGCTACACCGGCCACTGGCGGGTTTATTTCGGGTCAGGGGCACTCGGGGTCGGACTTCACATCTACGCCCCACCAGGAGCCGTACAGCGCCGCTCGTGACTATGTGGGTGTGACGGTCGAACTAGAAGAAACGAATGATTGGCTCTAATGGCTATTGAGATTGAGGTTCTCGCTGGTAAGGGTGGCTGGGAAGGTTCCAAGGGGAACCTGACCGGCTACACCTACAAGGAGGCAGCGACCCCACTCGCAGCTGACGACTCGTCAGGTGCAACACCTTCCTTCACAGCCGGGGTGTCCGAGGATGACGACATCAACGGTACCTTTGCGCTGCTCGAAAGTAAGATCAAGCTGACGGACGACCTCGCTGGTAACACTGTTGGTGTGGTTCGTGCAATTAGTTCGACGGACGGAGCAGCTGGGCTAGAGATTGAATCGATCCTCTCAGCGCTGAACGCAGATGTATCCGTAGCTCCGTACAACGGAACTCTGTCAGGAGCCGTCACCTTCTACATGACCGTGGCTGGCATTGCCGGGAGCGACTACTCTGTAGACCCCGACATCGCAACGCGCAACGTTACCTTCCCCGGTTGGTATGGCCCTATCTGGGATAACCTCAAGCGCATGTGCATCGCCCAGCAGATTGAGATTGCAGCAGTCAACGGTCGTATCATCTTCCGTGCTGTGCGCAAGCTGACGGGTAATGACGAGCGCAACATGAGCGTACGTTTCGATGTGGATAACCAGACTATTGCCAAGGCTGTCGAGGTCTACTACTACAACAATGAGTATCGTGCCAATGGCCTGTTCTACCCGCTCAGCGGAGCAGAGGCTACCCCCTTCCAAGTTGGTGCAGGCGAGGTAACCGTCACTTCTGTGCCGATCAACGCCTACATCTCAACTATCGCGCAGCCGATCCCTGCCATCTCTGTGCCGCTGGAAGCTACGACAGCGAGTATCTACACCGTCATCGACAAGGACGGTGCTATTGTTGACCCTGCCGTCTGGGCTGGCTCTGGTGGATCGATTACAGCTGCGGCTGGCAACGACCCTGACGAGCTTATCATCACCGTCACAGGTGCTGCTATCGATGCGCGTGCTCCGTTCCGTATCGCTATGCCGATGAACCCTCTCGACAAGGAGAACAAGGATACCTTTCCGTCGCTTCGTATTGCAGGCTCGGGTGTCTTCTTCAACAAGAAGCTATTCACCATTCCCACAGGAGCAGACCCTAAGCTAGCCATCGCTGCTGTGGGTCAGACTATCGACAACCCCTTCATCAGCACAGTAGACCAGGCATCCAAGGCTGGTGTGCTTGCTGCTAAGAACTGGTCTGGGCGCAACAAGACGCTTTCGATCAAGGCTACTAGTGTGGCTAACATCGGGCTCAATGGCTCAATTGTCTTCTACCCATACAGCCAGTTCCAGGTGGATGAGGTAGGTCACACCTACGCGCAGTTCCAGACCGCATGGTCGGGCAAGACTTACAGTGACTTCGTGGCGTACGCACGACAGAAGAGCGTAGATCAGAAGCTTGTTCAGGCGTTCGGTAACATCGTTGGTGCCCGCATTCCCTTCCGTGATTCTATGTATCGTATCCGCGATGTGCAGTATAGTGAAGAGGGATTGAATTATACGGCAGAGTCTGATACAATTGCGAAAGACTTCGCCTCTCGATTTTCTGGTGTTTCATACGACCAGTATGCTACTACCGTTGCTGGACGAACATATAACGATTTCGCCCTAGCGCCGCTCTACCGTGCACCTATCTTTGACACAATGCGTAAGAATGTGCACTGGAATCCCAAGGCTCAGAACAATGCTACTGGGTTCCAGGGAGCTAATGGTTCTGTTGTTAGTCGTGTGGCTAACACCGTTCTCGGAACAGCGTTTGCAATGAAGACGGAGTTTCCAACCGGAGGTGTAACAGACACCGGCATCAACATGACTACTAGTATGAATTTCAACAACAGTAGCATTCTGCCGAATACCACATACACGATGTCATTCGATATTGTGGCTACCTTTACTGGCCCACTGCGCTTCTCGCGACAGGGTAACGGCCAGGCAACTGGACAGTCGCTACATCTAGCATTCAATGTGGTAGCTAATGTTCCCCAGCGAGTGAGTTTTCAGTTCACTACAGGGTCAACACCCGGTGGCGGGTTCTCACTATATGTACTGCGTGGTACGGCTAATCAGACCGGAACCTTCTACACCAGTAAGTTCATGATCACGGAGGGCACCTACAACGGTGTGTTCAGCGATGGTGATACACCAGGGTGGCGTTGGCTTGGGTCGAGTGGTAACAGTGCTAGCTCTGGATTTGAGTACACTCTTGAAAGAGCAGCGGGCCAGAGTATTTGGCTGGATGTCGAGGGTGTGGGTAATGCCACAGATACTGTCAAGCTGGCAGCCAATGAGGATCGTACTGCCTTTGCCGTGTACGATATTCTGGGAATGACTATGTACCCTACCCTCATCAATCTCCGCGATACTGCTGATGCAAACCGTAGCACTCGTCTGTATGCTCACAACACCATCGACAGTCGTGTCTTTGCTCGTGTGCAGCTGAGCAGCACTGTCGGACAGTACCAGGACATTTCACTGAACGCTACTGGACTTCGAACCAATGGTCGTCGTCTGGGCGGTTTCCGTACTACTAACAATATGTCGAGTGCTTCCGCCTTTGCTGTAACACCGGCTGGATTCCTGGCTTCATTTAGTCAGGGCTTCTCCTCTACTATTCAGCACCAGGCGAATATGATTCAGGCTGCGAACACAGCCGATCATAACATCATTCGCACCATCGCGTTCAAGGGCTCTGTAACCGATACTCAGCTTACTAATGTTGCCAAGTGGCTTGCTAACAAGTACAACGTATATGTCACTGGCATCTAAGGAGACAAATGGTAGACACACTACCTCCAATCAATCTGCCTGATGCGGCTCTGCCGTGGGCAAAGGAAGTGGAACGCCGTCTACGCCAGACCTCTACGCGAGTTCGTCAGACAGCAGATCAGCAGCAGGCAACCGCCTCTGCTGTTTCTGCTGCTAACGACTCAGCTACACACGCTGCCGTTCAGATCAACGACGACCGTCGTGTGCCTGCGCAGACTGGTGGTGTCGCTGCTGTAGGGGATGGCTACTACGACAACGACGGTGTGTCCCGTGGATACGTCACCGTTACCTGGGATGTGGCGCTACTTGGTGCTGATGGCGCGGAGATGACAGGCGTTCAGTATGAGGTCTGGTATCGTAACTCCAGTGAGCCTGAGTCGGCTATGCGCCGCTCAACTACGACTGCTGACATCAGCACTCGTATCAACAACCTAGAGACTGCCAAGGTCTACTACATCCAGGTCCGTACGCTTTCTGCCACAGGAGTTCCCGGAGCATTCTCACCTATCGTCACTGCGACGACTGCTGTACCCTCCACTGTGCCTCCAGCGCCCACAGCGCCTCAGCTGGCGTCTTCGCTCGGTACTGTGGCAGCTACGTGGGATGGACTAGACTCTACAGCAGCACCTATGCCCAAGTGGGTGAACAAGGTTCAGCTGTATGTGTCTACTACTGCGGGAGGAACCTACACAGCAACAGGTCCGCAGCTGCTCAAGGCTGGTACGGTCACCATCACAGGACTCACTGTCGGATCGACCTACTACTTCAAGTGGGCTGGTGTAGCCTACACGGGCACTGTTGGCACGCTGTCGGCCTCAAATTCCACAACCGTCCAGGGTATCGCCCCCGTTGATATTAGTGGCCTGACGGCTAACCTGGCGACGATGAACGCCAACACAGCTAACGCATTCGCCAATGCTAACGCTGCATTTGCGCAGGCTAATACTGCATCTGCGTATGCATCTTCAATCGTAGCGTCATCCCCCGATATGTTCAGCAACCCTGGATTTGAGGATGACTCCTTCTGGACGCTGACTGGTAGTTCAATCTACAGCACTGCACAGTCACACACTGGGCTGCGTAACGTTATCACTGGTGGAGCACTAGGTGAGATTCTGTCTCCGCTGTTTCCCACTATTGCAGGAACAGCGTATCGTGTCACCTACTGGGTGTACTCGGGTTCTGTGCCTGCGGGTGGGATTCGAGTAGCTAACTCTGCTGGTGCAACTATCGGCGGACTACAGCTAGCCCTCACCAACACAGGCAACACCTGGCAGAAGGTCGTTTACGAGTTCGTAATCCCTGCTGGGGTAACGCAGTTCAGGATTCGGTGGGCATCCTCATCAGGGACATGGCGTCTAGATGATGTATCGCTGCTAGACATCACAGATATCTATTACGCATCTCTCAACTCTGAGGCTGCGTATGACCAGGCCAATACTGCTACAAGCGATGCGGCAAACGCCGCTGCTAACGCAGCAACAGCCCAGTCCACAGCTAATGGTAAGAGCACCACCTATCGCAGCGCCGACGCTGCACCTACAACAGGTCTACCCGGCATCTATCGCGAGGGTGACCTGTGGTTTCAGTATGTTGGTGGTGTCATTGTCGGGCAGTGGCGCTTTACCTCAGGATCGTTCTCGTCACAGCCTATCGACAACGCAGTCATTGCGAACCTCGATGCGGGTAAGATCAACACTGGACTACTGAGTGCTGATCGTATTGGAGTAGGCTCGCTTGATGCTAAGGTACTTACGGCCAACACTGCTTATGCCTATGAACTCATCGTGCCTGGTAGCATCGTTGCTAACCTTATGGATGTGGGATCGGTCACAGCGGGAGCTATTGCTGTAGGAGCCATCCAGGCTATTCACATGGATGTAGACTCGGTGACATCCAACGCTATTGCGTCGGGCAACATTCTAACCAACCACATTGGTGCCGGTCAGGTTGTCACCTCGCATCTTGCAGCTGACGTAGGTGGACAGCTGGACATCAGTGCCAACGACTCGGTGAACATCATCGTGGGTCAGATCGGTGCCGTGTCCAACACTGCCACAGCTACGGCAGATAGCCTAGATGACATGCAGACCTTCTATCAGTTCGGTCCAACCGGAGCCGTTATTTCTAGCCCCGACTCACTGACTGCTCTTGCTCTCCGCAATGACCGTATCGAAATTCTCCAGTCAGGTGCTGTGGTGTCGTACTGGAACGCCGGTCAGATGTTCGTCAAGTCGTTCGTTGGTGAAGAGGTTATCCTCGGTAACCACAAGATTGAAAAGTATGGTACTGGTACCGTAGTAAGGAGCCTTAGCTAATGGCTAACTGGGATGCCGGTCTAAACAATGGTGCGTTCCTGCGCCTCGGTGTAGACCAGATCAATCAGAGTGTCAATGACAATGCTTCTGCTGACTCATGGATTCTTGTTATGGCACGAGGCTCTAACACAGCTTCGTGGACGGGATCGCCTATTGCGTGGAACGTCAACATCAATGGTACGCCTTACAGCGGAACATTCACCTTCGACTTCCGTAGCTCAGACTCCGTAGTCATCGCCTCCAGCACCATCGTAGTTCCCCACAACTCTGATGGAACCAAGACCATCGCTGTGTCTGCCTCAATTGGCCCTACAGGCACAGCGGTGGGTGGACCTGCTTCGGTCAGCGGTAACTTCACGCAGACTACGATCCCTCGTGCTTCCAACATCACCCTGAGCAACGGAGACTTCGTTGCTGCTGGTGGGAACATGACGGTCTTCACCAACCGTGCCTCGACTAGCTTTACCCACGACGTTGACTACACCTTCGCTGCTGCATCGGGTCGTGCGCTAACCAACATCACCGACTCTGGTGTGTGGACCGCGCCGCTATCGTTGATGAATCAGATTCCAAACGCTACAGTTGGCTATGGAACCTTCATCACCAAGACCTACTCGACTGGGGGCTCTTACGTCGGCCAGTCCAACAAGGTCTTCGGCGTTACTGTTCCGTCTAACATCGTTCCTACGGTCACGGGCATCACTCTCTCCGAAGCAACGACTACGCCCAACGTATCTGGGCTCGTAGGTGCCTACGTCAAGGGAATCTCTAAGCTCAACTTCTCGATGACAGGTGTAAGCGGTGTCTATGGCTCAACCATCACAGCCCGCAAGCTGGAGGTTGCGGGACAGACCATCAGCACACAGTCAGGAGCTACACCAGCCCCGATCAATGCCTCAGGCACTGTGCCGGTCAAGGCTACGGTTACTGACTCGCGTGGTCGTACTGCATCGTACACACAGAACATCACCGTTCTCAACTACGCCCCTCCAGTCATCAACTCTATCGGATTCCAGCGCGCTCTGAGTGATGGTACTCCCAACAATGAGGGCACCTACATCCGTATCAACATGAACCTCACGGCTTCATCGCTGATGAACGGCACTGAAAAGAACAGCCTCACATATCGCATCTCCACACGTCAGCGTGGTACGACAACTTGGATTCCTAAGACCCCCGTCACCGTTACGGGACTGAACTTCACCAACTACGCCGTGATTGGTACTTACCCTATCACACAGGCGTTCGAAGTCATGGTCGAGGTCTACGACATCTTCGCCACCTCCACTGTGCAGAGCACTGTGTCCACCTCTGCTGTGTTCATGGACTGGCAGAGCGTAGGTATGGGAATCGGGAAGTTCTGGGAGAAGGGAACGCTCGACATCGCGGGTAACGTGTATGTCGAGGGACGCCTGTTCGGTACTCCTGCTATCCCTACGTCGGCTCGCGCAGCTATGTTCCCCAGCCCCGTTGCTGGTGATCGCTACTATGACCTCACACTAATGTGTGAGATGACGTACTTTACTGTGGCTACAGGCGTGGTTCGTGTAGCTGGCTGGTACCCTGTAACTGGAGCACTGCCCAGCTGGAACCTTACCCGCAGTTCGGCGCAGAGCATGCCATCAGGTGTGCTAACTAACGTCGCATGGAACGGGTGGGATCAGCAGCCAGCAGCAGCGTGGGGTGGTGGAGGTATCTTCGCTTCGCCTTCCGTTACCATTCCCCAGGCGGGTAAGTACATGGTGTCGTTCTCGGCATCCATTGCACTGTCCACGCCTGTACGACTTATCTCCCGCATCACCGTGAACAGTACATTCTATGAGTCCGGTATGCAGTCCGGGGCAGGCACCTCTGTGCACAAGCAGGAGGAGATTCTCAACCTAGCATCTGGTGATGTGGTCACCCTGTCGTTCCGTCAGGATGACTCTACACGCAACCTGGATAGTGCGCGATTCAACTTCGCATACTTGATGCCCGCCTAACACTATTTTCGAGAAAGTGATACAATAGATAAATGGTTACTACATCCCCCGACGCACTATGGTCGCCTGACGGCAGCGACGGTATCGATGATATCGTTGCAGACCTTGCGCAGATGCAGAGCACCGCACAGACAGCGCTCAACGGCCTACGTGCCTCTATCGTAGCACCTACGGTAGCCAGTGCAGCTGCCCGTGACGCACTCTATCCAGCACCCGTACAGGGTAACCGTGTGTTCCGTTCGGACGGCGGCTGGGAAGAGGCATACTACGGACTATATAACGCTAGCACTAACCCTGCTGGTATGACTCCTGCCGGATGGTACCCTATTGCGGGTTCCATGCCGAAGTACGCCGCTTGGCGTAACATTTCATCCAACCTAGCCGCTGGTGCGTGGACAACGTGGCAGTGGATCGCCGGTACGGTTATCGAAAACCGTGGAGGATTCTCCGTCGTTGCAGGTACCCCGACAAACATCGTGGTTCCTTATCGCGGATGGTACGACGTGACCTTCAAGCAGGAATGGGTAGCTGGCGCTGCTGGTGACCGATTCCTTCGCGTTGACAGCAACGGTGTCGCACCTTTCAACAGCTTCCAGGGAATCGATCGACAGACTGCTTACGCAGATGCCGCTGTAACCAGCATCATGACTGTTCAGATTCACGCAGCGAGCTACATCACTGTGGGAGCCTGGAACACTAACTCTGGTGGTCTGAATGGTATGAACCCTCAGGTCAACATTACCTTCCGCCAGCCAAGTTCTATCTAACCGGAGGCTACACATGGCGCAATACGCCAACGGTCGCGCTCCACGTTCCGCACTCGTATCTTATCGAGGCGTCCTAGCTTCTCCTGACATGGCTCGCCGTGTCGCCTGGGCCGAGCGTGAGTACATGCGACGCAACCCAGGGGGCTTCATCACCCCCAATGAAATCTACCGCACTTACGACGATCAGGTGTACTGGAAGAAGTATTGGTCTGATCGCGGCCTTCCCGGCAATGCCTCTACTCCCGGCTACTCCAACCACGGAGACTGGGACATCGGAGCTATCGACTGGAATGCTGACAACATCGGACTACGTGATCAGGTCGCCGCACAGGTTGGCCTTGTCCGTACTGTGCCGAGTGAAACATGGCACTACGCAGTACGTGGTGCACCTACTGTAGACCTATCCGCATTCGCGGGAGGTAACTACACATCTATCGAAGAGGACGACATGTACGACGAAAATGCTCGTGTCGAGGTTGTCGGGCGCATGGATCAGAAGATCATCCCGGCCCTCAACACTATCATCGCTATGCTGGGCAACGACGACGCTCAGGTGGACCGCATCCTTGATGCCCTTCGCCGCGAGAACCGCCCTCGTGTGTACCAGATCAACCAGCCAGGTAGCAAGCGTCACTCGCTAGCTGCTGCAATCGACGTAGACCAGGGCTACTACCGCAGCTACGGCTCAGCGGCAGAGCTTGCCAACGATCAGCGCCTCAGCCTTGTTGCACCGGAAACACTCCAGGTGACAGAGGCTGAGTTCAATGACCTCTACGCTCGTGCACAGAAGCGCCTAGTGCAGCTGACTACACCGGCAGTAGCTCCGGCTTCCTAATGGTATACCCCGGAGCATACCGCGTCGGGAATTCACCTAACCAGTCCCCTCGCCAGCGTTCAGTATCCCAGGTCATCCTCCACCACACCGCCAACGCGGGTAATGTGGAGGATGTCTGGAATATGTTCATGCAGCCCAACAGCCGCGACGTATCTGCCAACTTCCTTGTTGCGCAGGATGGCCGCGTGTTTGAGGCAGTCAACCCGGACTCGGGTCGAGCATGGACCTCTGGCTCTGGACCAAATGGTTCGATTAGTCCCGACCACTCAGCCATCACCTTCGAGGTGATGGATGAAGTAGGCGCACCGTACTGGACTATCAGCGCTAAGGCAGCAGAGGCTGTCGCTCAGGTCATGGCCTGGGCAGCCAAGCGCTATGGCTTCCAGCTAGTTCGTGGGTCCACTGTGCGTGGGCACCGTGAGCTACCCGGTCAGTCCACAGCTTGCCCTGGGGCAATGCCAATGGATGACATCACCAACCGGGCCAACGAAATTCTCGCTGGCCCTAAGCCTCTAACAGAGGAAGAAGAATTGGGACAGGTACTAGATCAGGTTCTCCAGCGCATCGCTGCTGCGGAATCCAAGATCGTCAATGCGGTACAGCGTGAGAATCGTCCGCGCGTGTACCAGATCAACAAGCCCGGCGATAGCCGACACACAATGGCAGCGGCTATCGATGTTGACCAGGGATACTGGCACACCTATGGCTCAGCAGCCGAGCTAGAGCGAGACAAGGCACAGAGCCGCGTGGCACCCGAGCTTCTACAGGTATCACCTGAGGAGTTCGATGACCTGCTGGCTGATGCCAAGGCTCGACTGGCTCAACTAACCAACGACAAGGAGTAACTATGTCACACGTAGCAGTAGAAAGCGTGCAGGACATCTGGTTCAAGGCCCAGCGTGTCCTGCGCACCGTTGTGCAGGTAGGCATTCCGGCCTTCCTAGCATTCGCAGTGGTGCTCCCTCAGATCATTGAGGCTGCTGGTCTTCCGGTAGACTCTGGACTGTACATTTGGCTGGTCGCAGTCGCAGCTGGTATCACCGCTGTTGCTGGTGGCCTTGCCCGCATCATGGCGATTCCTCAGGTGAACGCATGGCTAGTCCGCATCGGGCTTGGCTCTGTGCCAAAGAGTGCAGTAGAAGCCAGCTAAGCGCCATGATGAATCGTGGCCTACTAGCCGGGGTGTATAGCGTGTCTATACTCCTCGGCCTAGCCACGCTCTTTTTCCCCTCACCTTCTGTCGAAGGTGCCATCGGATTGACTCTCTCCTACACCTACGGTGCGTTCATCCTAATTGGGGCAATCGCAGCGTTGGTGGGAGTGATCCTCCCTAACTATAAGATCGAACTAACCGCTCTCTGGGCAGTAGCCGGTGGTTATTTCATCTATGATATTGCTCTCTGGGCGCTCTTCGCTGAGCGTATCGGGGTGCGTGATGGGCTGCCGCCTCCCTACGGTCCAGCCCTCGCTGTTCTTGTTCTTTCGATCTTCCTGTGCGCAAAGATTGCTTTGCTCATCAAGAAGAATCACCAACTGGTAAAGGCTTCCGATAATGGAATTTTGGGTTGAGCTTCTTGCCAGCGGTAATCTTCCTAACCTGCTCATCATCGTTGCGATTGCTATTGTAACTGGTGGAACTGGTGCTGCTATCGTTAGTGGCGTCGTTGCCAGTCGTCGTGGCATCAAGGGTGATGCGCTGGTGAAAGAACAGAATGCTATCAATGGCCTTGGTACACTAACAGAAGGGCAGCAGGGATTCATTACACAGATTACCGCACAGCTAGCTACGGTTGAAGCGAAGGCTGAGAATCGCATCAAGGAACTCAAGAAGGAACTTGAAGCGAAGAACCTAGTTCTAAGCCACCGCATCGACTCTGAACTACAATACTCTAACTCGCTGATCGTGCTACTCGCACAGCACGGTATCCCAGCACCACCGCGACCTCTAGTATTGGAGATTGATGACGAATAACTTCCCACCGTCTAACGACTAAGTGAGGTGATCCGGTATCTACAAAGAAAGCCCCTGACTTGTAATAAGTCAGGGGCTTCTTTGTTGCCATATAAGGGTTTACCCGAATGGATCATCGTCATCGAAGAACCCAAGTCCTGCTGCGATGATAAGCATAAGAGCGATGATCGAAGCCATGTAGATTAGTGCAGCAATCATAGGATGCTCAGCGTGTCAAGGATCAGACCGTTGTCATCCACCTGGAAGACCAGGAGGCCGGGGCTGGAGTCATTGCCCCACTTGTTGCGCACCCAGCTAGAACCGTTGTCCATCGTTGGTGCCTGAATCCAGAAGCGAGGCTTGTCGAGCCCGTCCTTGCCAGCGTTGACCTCCTCCATACGGAAGTGGTGGAAGTGACCAGTCAGGAGGATGTCTGCGTCAGCGCTAGCCTGTCGGCCAAACGCCTGCTTCTTCCACCAGTCCACGATGTTGTTAGGACCATTGACCTGATGACCATGAGCCATCGCGATCTTAGTGCCAGCCACGGTAACTGCGTTTGTCTCATCCCAGTCGTCAGGGTAGACGAAGGTGACGTGATCGAACGAGGAGTTGAGGCGCATAGCCCTCTCCAGCGTGCGCTTGAGATACAGGCCGTAGTCATCGCTAGGCTTACCCAGGATGTCCTTGCCCTTACGCCACGCACAGTGGTTGCTGCTGGTGCCTGCGACTAGAACGTCCTCGTGTGCAGCGGCTAGGACTCGGATGAAGTCGAGTTCGAAGGTGAGTTCGAGGTCAAGCTGCTGGGGGAAGGAGAGGTCGTTGAGGAACTGCTGGGAAGGAACATTCTCGAAAGACTCGACTTCATCACCGACAGAAAGGAACGCCGCTTCGGGGGCGGGGTGGGATTCGAGCCAATGAACCAACGCATCTTTTGCTCCACCCATTCGTTCGATGAGTTCGGGAGTTCCGCCTCGGCTGTCTCGCTTGCCTGTCTGTGGGTCGGCCCAGACAACCACGTTAGCTCGCCCTGATGCAGGTCGCGTAGCCACAGGTCGAAGCTCTCTTGCTCTGACCTCGGAGAAGAGGAGAGGGAGGTCTTCGACGGTGAGTTCTTCGTTGGTGATGTACTCCGTCTTGAACTTCCAGCTGTGCTTCCAGCCAGCCTCATCCGACCCCCAGTGACTTTCACTGAGGACGCCAACGATCCGATACTTCTCGGGGTCGCGCCCGAACTTACGGAGGATGTCAGCTGGGCTGAGGTCTTCAAAGACCTGTGCAGTGATTGTTCCTTCGTCACCTGACTTATCCTCCTTGAAGAACTCGCCCTCTTCGCGTCCGCGTTCGGGTGTTGGCGTGGTGTAGTTGTATGGGAGTCGGCCACCATTATCTCGTGCAATAGCACGAGCGTCCGTGATCGTAGTCTTACCAACGCCTAGGACTTCGCCCGCTTCGCGGGACGATAGTCCTGCTACGCTGTTTAGCTGCTCCTGAGTGATGCTGGTGGTCTTACTCTTCGTCATCTGTTTCCTTTGGTTTCGGCCAACCCCGTAGGATGGTCGGCATGTGCTTGAAGTTGTGCACTACGTAAGCGATTGCGTGCCTCTGTGCGTCGTTGGCATGTCCGTTTGACACGAGATACCACCCGAAGCGTTTTAGAGCGTCAGGCACCCCTCTACGGGCCGGAGAGACTAGGGTTTTAGCCATGTCTGGAATCTGCCATACAATTTTGAACCCAGTGATGTTGTTTTGGATGTCTCGATTGATGAATTTCGGTGTGAAATCCGGTCGCACGACACCGGGTCGCTGGTCGAACTGCTCAGCTACGAGTACAACCTCTTCGCCGGGGTACTTCTCCTCGTAGAACACGAGGGTGTCTCTGATCTTCCGCCACACATAGTCAGGGTCACCCCACTGTGCGTAAGCTAGACGCTCTGACGCATCCTCTGTGAAACGGAAGACAGCAACACCCGTCGTGACACCGGGGTCTACAGCCACAACGATCACTCGTCTGGCCCTTCCTCAACGCCATCGACATCCTCGATACTCACGATGGGGGTGGTGCGGGTGATCCAATACTCGGGGTGGGTGGTGCTCAAGCTGGCACCCACCTCAAGTCCCTCGATATCCCAGTACCGGTACCACTGGTTGTTCTCCAGGAACCACCACGGGTTGTCGCGTGCTGGAATCTTGAGCCACAGATGACGTTCCTCATCGATGTAGTAGCGTGAGCCACTCTCAGTTGTCACTTTCTTCATCGTCATCCTCCCAAGGCCACGGACCTGTGTATAGGTCCATCTCTGCGGTTAGCAAACGCATGTCTGCTTCATCGCACCAGACACACGGCCCTGCTTCTGGACGCTCGTCTGTATCGATGTAGTGTTGGATCATCTCACGCTGACGTGAGGTGAGTGTCCGTCCGAAGATGAGTTCGACCTCATCTACATTACTAAAGCTGCTCATTTTTGTAGTAGACCAATCTCCTGCTGCATTTTGTGGATACGTTGGTCACTCATAATGAAATGCCCTAGCTTCCCAGCCTCACTCAGCGACCATCCCATGTTGGGATACTTCTCGCGGAGCGTGGTACGAGGAATGCCCAACGTACGACAGACTTCACGGTATGAAAGTCCCTCAACAAGCATATCATATGCGCGCGTGAATTGCTCGGGAGTTACACTCGGTGGCCGTCCTGTAGGACGACCAGTTCTCTTACCACCCATTAGATTCCCTTCCAGGATTCACCCATCGTAGCCTCTGTTGCAAAAGGCACTACTCCATTGAATACATAGTCACCCGAAGCGATCATTCGGCCCTGGGTGAAGTCAGCTACCTCTTGTGCGATGTCCGCTCTCACGTCCATCAAGATAGCGTCATGGATGGTGGCGATAATCACCGCGTCATCCTGATACATCGTGGTCAGATGATCGTGTACCTCCATAGCAGCCACTACGCACAGGTCGCTGGCTGTGGACTGGGGCAGGAACGCCAGACCTGAGTTGATCACGTTCTGACGGTTACGCCCTGTGATCAGTTCGCTCTGGAATGTGCGCCCGAACGGGGTGATCAGATCACCCTGGAGGTCTAGCACCTTGGCGGTGACAGTCTGTCGCCACTCGTAGAACTCGGGTGCCGCGTTGAAGTAGTTCGTGATGATGCGCTGGGCATCTCGCGTTGGCATCTTCAACTCCTGGCCGATGGCAAATGCCTGGCGACCGTAGGACAGGCCGTAGATCACAGCCTTGAGCTTGGCTCGCAGATTCTTCTTCGTGCCCTTATCGATCTTGTCGAAGTCCACGTTGGGGTAAGCAACAGGCATCAGCGAGTCGAAGAAGTCAGGCATCCCCGGTTGGAACAGACTGATGAGGTACTCATCCTCAGAGAGACAGGCCATCACACGAAGCTCAGCCTGACTGTAGTCCACTGACACCAGCACTCGATCCTCTGCACGAGGGATGAAGGTGCGGCGGATGCTCATCATCTCAGTGTTGTCATCGTCAGGATCACGAGGTTGGTTCTGAATGTTCGGCTTGCTGCTGGACAGACGCCCGGTGTTAGTGCCCTGTACGTGGAACGTCGGGTACACCATGTTGCCGTTGCGGATGTGCTTCTTCAAGCCGTAAGCGTAGGTACCATCCATCTTGACGAATCCACGGACATCGAGCAAGTTGTCGATGAACGACTGCACAGTGCCGGTGACCTGAGGTCGAAGCTCTTCGAGCACCTTCTCTGCTGTGGACTCTACCTTGATCCCGGCAGAGAGCAACGCTTCCTTGACCTGCTTTGGAGAGTTCGGATTGAACGTGTCGCTTCTCGTGATCTTCTGTAGCTCAGCAAGACTCTCTGCCTTCTTGCTCGAAAAGAATTCGTGTAGGACTTCAATGTACTCCAAATCAACAGCCGCACCATTCATCTCGATGTCCTGAAACAGATTCACCATCTTGAATTCGTGGAGGGCTAGCTTAGTTGTGCGCTCATCTACTAGCTTGGATAGGTACTGTAGCAGATGCCATGTCCAGTATACGTCGTAGGCGTTGTACTTGTACAGTACGTCACGGGGAATCTGAGCGAAGTCAGGGTTGCCCTTCTTGAGGTACTTCTTCTGATCCTTCTCCCACTCAGGTGCCCCTAGAAAGTGGCGGCAGGACTCCTTGAGCTTGAACTCGCCTAGTCCTGGGAACAGAGTGTGCAACAGAATCATGGTATCGAGGTGACCGTAGACATTGATACCTAGCAACGCGCCGAGCGAACGAAAGTCAAACTTCATGTTATGAGCAATGAGCTTGCGCCCACTCTTGAGGATGCGAATGATCTGCTCGATAGTCTCGGCAGTCTGTAGGCTCTCCTCACAGAACACATAGATATTCTTCCCGTCATTGATACCGATGCTTAGCAGCGGCTTCTCTTCGGGGTTGAGGGAGTCGTAATCCTTGCCGTTCGAAGACGTTTCGATATCGATTACGATGTGCTGGCCTAGAGCCCGCTCCTGTGCAGGAGAGAGCAGACTCACCACCGTGTATTCCATCGGCGCATAGACTGGGGGATGGTACAGCAGTTCAAGCGCTGCTCGGACCTCTGTCATCGGTGATGCCTTGGTCATGATCTGACCCTGACTGATCGTGGTGACGTAGTTCCAGCCCTGTAGCTCTTCGGTGTGCTCGTGCTTGTGGCCGAAGGCCAGCACCCGTGTGCTTCTAGGAAGCTTCGGGTGCCAGACCACGACCTCGGTCTTCATGAACTCATCCCACTGCTCATCGTTCATACCGTTGTCGTAGAACTGGCGCAGCAAGTTGTAGAAGAACTGCTGGACAAGCGGACGAAACTTCGCCTCTTCGAAGTAGAGCGCTAGCTCAGGCATTCAGCCTCCTATAGATAGTGGTGCGTGACATCAGAGTGAGGTCAGCAATAGTGTTGACGCTGGTGCCATGCTCCACCATGTCCTTGAGCCACTCCGTTGCTGCCTTGCGTGAGCCAGTCAGCAGGTAAGTGAGGTAGTCCAAGTGTGCCGGGTTTAGCTTTCCCCGAGCCTCCGGTCGGTTTGGGCCAACAGCTTTACGTACGCGGCTCTTCGTGGTGCCCACGACTGCCGCGATGGCTGCGATACTAAGCACTCCAAAGGAGTTTAGCTTTCGTATCGCAGCCACCTGGAGGGACTTATCGAGTTCATTGAAGAGCCTATTTTGATAGGCAGACTTTGCTGCCATGAGCAGCCGTAGCCGCTCTTCAATCAGATCATCTGGAGACATAGGTTCCCATCTGTATCCTTACCAACAATGATACGCTCGCCATCCTTGAGGATGTCGAATAGTGCCAGGTACTCGTGACGCTGCTTGCCGTGCTTGACAGCCCAGTTCACAGCATCTTTCTGGTAGACAGTGCCACCATTGAGTTCTAGGAACGTCAGGAACATATCGATGTCGCGCTGGATAGCATTCGATGCGACACCCTCAACCATGATGATGAGGTCTTCCGTCCACTGTGTGCCGTAGTAGATAGCGGTGAGTGCGTCATTGAGACTCACTTCGTCGCGCTGGTCTGCCATTGCCAACAGGGCTGCGGTCTTCTTGAGGTTCCAGCCTAGACGCTCGATGCCCGAATCAAGTACCTCAGCACGGGGGTGCTTCTTGATGTAGTCTTCGAGCAGGTCTGCGTAGTCCTCCAGCCGATCCCATGCCTCTTCTGAGAAGTCGATCATGGCTGGCATGAACCCTCCCTTGACATCGGACGGGAATTCACCCACCTTAGCCTTCCAGAAGTCGCGAGAACGCATGAGTTCCAGAGCCAGCTTGCGCTTCGTGGTGTCGGCCTGGCCGTTACCACGACGCAAGTTGCGACGACGCTTACCAGACTGGTTGGGTACTTCACCACGAACAAAGATGTTACGTGGTCCCCAGCCCGAGGCGAAGTCGGATAGCTCTAGGTTCTCCTGAATCTGTGAACGGATTCCGAGGAAGAACTGCACGAAGACGACCGGAGTCTCCTCCGTGGCGTTCCCCTTACGGTGCCGAGCGTGAGCCCAGCCATCATAGAGTTCGTTCAACGTCGTGAACAGACCCTTGAGGTAACCCTTACCACCCTTGATACCCTCGATCAAGTCCTGCACCTCGTCACGGTCGAACATAGATGCTCGGTACGGACGCTTGGCAAGCTCATCAATCAGAGTTTCAGGGGTGATGTCGCTGGTGAAGAGGTACTGGTAGTTTCCGATCTGAGTTGCACGAAGCATCTCTTTTACGTAGTCACGAGCGGTACTCTTACGAGTCTTGGTAGTCTCACCAGCTAGCACAAAGAACAGGCCGAGCCCGAAGGAATCACTGAACTCTGTTTGAGTTCGTCCCCACTCTCCGAAGATGCACGAGAGGATCGCTAGGGCACCTGCGATGTGGTATCCACGAGCAGAGTCAGGTGACTTGCTCATGGCCCACTCGGTGTAGCGAGAGATGAAGGTGGACTCTAGTCCATCAAGCTCTCCCTCACGGAAGAACCTATCCTGCAACTCCTGTGCTGTACCGATTGCAGATGGGCGGAATGTAGCCGGTGCCTTGTGGGCTGGCGTACCTTCCTCATCGCGTACTGCTACCTCGACGGTGGGACGGGCTACGTTCTCCGGGTCTTTGAGAGCCTTGGAGATGTCGTAGCGCCACATGTCCTCCTTCGGACGGTTGTCACGCTTGTACTTATTGAACTCTGTGTTCCATGCGACGACGAATGTCTCCTCAGGGGTGAACCCTGAGCGAAGCATCTCAGATACGAAGGCGTACATGAGGTCTGACCAGTCCTGCCCAGAGGTAGGAGTGTGGTCGTACATGGTGTTCAGCCGGTTGTTCGCGGCCACTCGACGCAGCACGTCAGTGGTCTTCGGCAGCTTGGTTGGTAGCTCCTCACTGTGCGTGAGGCCACCCTCTAGCTGGGGCGCTACCGCACCAGGCTCATAGTGCTCAGTGATTTGCTCCAGAGAGTAGATCGATCCGTCACTGTCCGGGGTCACAAAGGTCGGATACGCCTCCGTGTATTCGGGGAACTTGCGCTCTCCGTCCCCGGTTACAACCTCATATTTGAGATTGTGAGAGTTGGGCATACGCAAAAGCTGGGACAAGTCCCAGCCTCCCGGATCAACACCCGCCTGATTGCCTCCTGAGTCCTTGCTAGCATGCTGCATAGCAATGGCACGAGCAGCTGCCTCCACAGCCTTTGGTTCATAGTCTGCCCTGTCCAGTAGCCAGAAGCTAGCGTGTCTGCCAGGGGATGTTTCGATATTGATGGAAGGCTTGACGCGGTACTCATCAACCGGGAAGGTGTCAGTGTCAGCGTAGACCACAGGGGTAACCACCACGTTCCCAGGCACACGCTGGGGGAGGCGGTACAGCATAGGACTAAAGTACACGTCCTGCTCTGATAGAGCGTCTACATACTTAGCCATCCGTGTCTTGGTGGCTGGGTACTTGAACGCCTTGTGATTTCCAATGCCTTCATCGCTTGGAGAGAACTTCGTGCTGATGAATACGTAGCCCTCGTTGTCTCCAAAGATTGCCTCGATGAAGTCGAGAGTGTTCAAATCAATTTCCCTCCTAGTGTTCACATGATATGGTCGCCTGCCTCGGGATCGAACCGAGAGTCATCCGGGGGTTTGAAACCCGGTGGTCTGCCATTTGCCTAGCAGGCGATAGTGGGGCCAGGGACTCTAACCCTGGCAGCCTCGCCTTCCAACCCGTGTGCCCACAGTTGGCCTGACTCAAGTGGCCGGTGCGGTATGGTCATCCGCCCCACTGGTGTTGCTTAGGTGAGGAAGAGGTCGCTCTTCACGTCCTCGGCATCCTCATCCACAGGGCCGTCCACCTTGTCGGGGTCTGCCTTGTAGACTGCCTTCACCTCGTTACGGTAAGCCGTAACCTCCTCGCCATCGTCACCCTCAGTGAGGTAGCTGGACTGGATGACCTTGATGTTGACCTCCTGACCGAGGTACTCATCGGCGTCAGGGAACTCAAAGCCCCCGTCTTCGAGGTCCGCTGCACCCTTAGGGTATGCGAAACCGACTGCCTTGTTGAGGCCGATGACTCCGAAGAGTGCGTTGGCCTTGAGCACGTACCAGCCCTTGAGCTTGAAGTTCTTGCGAACCTCAGGACCGTCGGTGATCAGGTACTCGATGATGTACATCGGGTTCTGGGCCTTGGACTTGCCGAGCTTTGCATCGACAATCGTGGCCGCATAGACACCCTCCGGGATGGGGTTGAACCCGCCCTGTGCATCCTTGACTTCCTCAGGTGTGAGGTTGATCTTGATTCCCAATGGAATCTCCTTCGTTCTGTTGTGGTTTTAGTTTGATTCTACTTGAATCGACCAGGTTCAATCTTCTGAAAGATTTTGGTCATGTCTGGATCGATGATTACACCGTCCAGCTTGTCTGCGAAGCGCTGCTTCGAGACAAGTTTGTCGGACATGCGGAAGTCAGCTGCCCGCTTGGCAACCTTCTTCCCGTCCTCCTCTGCTCGGATCATGTTGACATAGCCAACCACGTCCGAGACAGATGGGAAGTCACGCTGACTCTTACCCTGGAGCATGACCGTAGTCATCACTCGCGCCGGGTTCTTGTCGTCTACATCCTCGTGCAGCACGAAGATGACCAGGAAGTTAGCCTGGTGGAAGAAGTCAGCGATCTTCTCTGTCCAAATCTTGATGGCACCCCACTTGTAGTAGGAGTTGCTCTTTGACTCGGGGTCTTTGTCGTAGACCTGCACCTGTCGCTGCTGTGCCTTGTCCAGAGTGTCAATGATAACACACTGGTACGGCAGCCCGCTAGTAGGCTCTACCAGCTTGCCATTCAGCAGTGCCTCAGCCACCTTCGTGAACTTGGCAGCGGTGTTGGCATGGATGACATCGATCTGGGGGTACCACTTGCTCACAGCAACGGAACCGCCCTCGGTGTCAACCAGCAGTGTTCGCTCGAAGCCAGGCACCTCAACGATGCTGGAGGCGAGCACACTCTTGCCCTTACCGGGAGGTCCGAACAGCGTCATGCTGTTCGGCGTGGTGATAGTCTCTGCCTTGACGATATCGAAACCGTCAAGTGCGAACTCGCCCTCAGTCATTGCGGCCCTCGAATCGCTGGGCGTGGTCGCTGAGTAGCGCAGTGGCTAGCTCATACACGTCCTCGTACAGGTCTTCGTCGTGTGACTCACCGGCATTGTCCATCACGAACTCTGCCACATCACCGAAATCAACATCACGGTCGAGGTAGTCGAGCACGAACTCTTCGGCTAGCACCTCGACAAGTTCATCTCTGTCTGTCATGGTTTCCTTTATGTGTTTAGTAGTAACTGTAATTGCATTCCCAGCAGTCAGGATCAGACGGCAGGTCTTCCCAGCCACTCTCCTGCACACGGGCGTAGATTTTAGCTGCCCGGTCGAGTACCTTCTCGGCCTGAGCCGGGTCGTACTTCTCTGAGAAGATGAAGATGTCCTTGACATCTCCTCCATCCCGAGGGATGAAGACGATAGACACATCTTCGACCGGCAGACCTGCTAGCTCGCACCCTCGTGCATACAGCTGAGCCTGGTAGCGATACTGAATCTTCACGCCACGACTGCGGTACTCACCGATCTTCTTCTTGCCTACGATCTTCCAGTCCACCACCGTACCGTCACGATACATGTCAGTGGTGCCCTTGATAGGACCGTAGCCTTCCACGTCACCGACGTACAGCTTGAGTTCGTGCTGTGCTTCGGGGAAGGTGTGGTGTTCCATGTAGTAGTGGACTGCTGTCCCGAGCCACGGGTAGAGACTGAACTCCTGCTCGCGTGACTCCCCAGCTAGAGCACGACCAAGGCATTTCGGACACGGGTTACCAAGCTGGCTTGGTCCCACCCTACTCTGCTTGTCACGCTCAGTCCCCTTGGTGATTTCTTTGATTACATCAGGCTTCGATAGGGGCATTGTTGATGTGCTGCGCGATGGCAGCATACCACTCCTTGTCTCCATTGATGAGTGCATTGGCCAGGGTGTTGTACTCGATGTAGTACACCCCATCCTTGGTGTGAACAGCTGGGACATCCACCAGGAACTCCTCAGCCAGTGCTACGAGCACGATTGCTACGTGCTCTGCGGTTGCGTTTGTTGCCATTGGTGTACCTACTCTTCGATTAGAACAACGTCAAGATGACTGGCGACTTCCCAGTCCCCTAGGTCAAAGCCGTTGTAGATATTGACGTCTGGGAAGTTGGTCGTATCGTACGCCTCTTCCTCTGCTTCGAGTGCATCTTCTGCTTCTACTTCCACAGCAAAGCTGGCTGTGGTGGTGAAGTAGACCATGTACTTAGGCAAGGCGAGCCTCCACATCTTCGATAGCCTCTTCCACGGTACGGAACAGTTGATCTGACTCGTCCCCGTTGGACAGCACCCAGTCGTACTTGTATTCGCTATCTGTCTCATGCTCGTAGATGGAGTAGTACACCTTGAAGCTACCCGTACTTACTTCCTTATACACCGGCTTCCTCCCTTGCGTTTACTTCCCGCTGGAGATACCAGAGGGCTTTCTTGAGGTCTTCCGTACCGTTCTTGTGCTCGTGACGTAGGACATACTTGATGACGTTGGCGATGCGAGCATTGCCCAGAGAGAACGCCTCGATCACATCGATGACCTCAATGCCATTCGAGGTGTAGTGAGGTGGGTGGTTCACCATGTCGGGAACCAGTAGAGGCTCATCTGGAATTGACTCCCACTGAAACGCCATGTCTAGGTGCTCATCACTTAGTGTGTCCATCTCCCTCAACCCATCGAGTGCCCAGGACTTACTGCGTTCATCTGTACCATAGGGTGCAAAGCGGTAGCGCTGGTTGTCTACGATGCCCCACACCTCTTCCCCTGCTTCCTCCGACTCCAGGAATGCAAGCTCGAACCGCTCAATCATCGTCACCCACCCGCTTGATGGTGATGCTAGCCTTCTCGTTTGGCTTCTGGCACAGGGCATACTCTGCCTCGGTCAGAATCTTCTTGGCCGTCGCTGCGTTGGTGGAGCGAGCGGGCTTCGAGATGGCGAGCCACCGGTCATGGGGTAGTTCCTTCTCAGCCTTGGCCGCGTTGAACGGCTTGCTGATGTAGGACTCGAACGCGAAGAAGCCAGTCTCCTTGGTACCGATGGTGTCCTTGACATCACCGAGCGTCTCGCGAAGCTTGCCCTTGTAGTTCTCGATGGCCTCCTCGATGTCAGCCTTCTGCGACTGGAGCACCTCGATCTTCTGTGCGATGCGTCCAGCGAACGCTGCCACATCCTCTTCGCCGTGGGTGTAGCCACCCTCATCCAGCGTAATCTCACCAGCCTCGGTCATCTGGGTCACCTCCATTCAGCCAGTTGTTGAACTGTGCGTAGCCGTTGAGGAACTCAACAGCTTCCGCACCATAGATTTCTGATCCGCTCGTAGCGTACTGGGTGCGGAACACCAAGTCTCCGTCTACCTGGACCTCGAAGTCCACCTCTTCCGAGGAGCAGGTCACGCAGTATCCGATGTCGTAGTGATCCTCAATGAGAGTCACCACTCCATCCTCGCTGCCAACGCGAGCGCGAACTCGGTCAGCCAGGTCGCCAGCCACCTCACTGACCAGCTTACCCCGTCCAGCGATGGTGCCACTGGACCAGGGGTCATCATCGTAGCCCTCGACGTAGTAGCCAGGACTATAGTCGTCGCTGATTGTAGTCAGGATGGTCATGCTGCCGCCTCGATTGCACTGATGTACGCCTCGAAGTCCGCGCGCTCGAAGTCAGACTCGTAGCTCACAGCCTTGATGGTGCGTGACTCCTCGACTGCCTGCTCGGCAGTGAGCGGACCAGTCAGGTCACCCTTGCCTTCGTAGTTCTCGAACGGCACCGGACATGAGCATCCGCTGTCAGTTGCGAGGTAGAAGCCCTCGTCATCCTTGAACACTGCGAGAGTGTCGTAGCTGTAATTCGGCTCGCTGAGTTCGTGCTCAGCCACCAGCGTCAGGCCGTGCGCCTCCGGGTTGTAGTACACGTTGTTGTCCCAAGACATTTGTTCCTCCTTCAAAGTCAGTAGCGCTAGCTTAGTGCATGCACCTATTCATTGTCAAGCATCATGCTGAGATTCCCAGCAATCTCATCGAGTCGCTCAATCGAGCGCTCGTCGGTGGTGTTCTCCGCATAGATGTTCCACACGTTGATCGGTTCCTTCTGCCCTGGACGGTCGAGGCGTCCCATGCCCTGCGTGTTGAGCAGTGCGTTGGGGTGCTTGCTCAGCCACACCATGTTGTGACACACATGCTGGAGTCCATCGGTACCCTCAGCGATAGCAGCGATACCAGCTACCAGCACCTGATAGCTGGTGCCCAGCCCAGTGATGAGCTTCTCACGCACAGCCTGCGGGGTGTCACCCGTGAACCCTTCGGCTCGGATGCCTGCCTTCCGCAGCTGTGCAACAGCAGCCTGCACGAACTGTGCAGAGTGAGTCAGTACCAGGAAGGCATCGCCCTCGGGCTGATCAGAGATGATGTCGAGAAGCTCAACCATCTTGGAGGACTTGCAGTTCTCCGCGAAGGTGATGATGTCCTCGCCCTTGTCATCCTTGCCAACCATCGGCTCACCCAGAGCCACCTGCCGCAGTCGGATGTCCTTGACCAGGCTGTACGCTGTCGGCACAGGAGAGTCTCCGAGCCAAGCCAACGACTTACCGTCGAACTGGTCGTAGATTTTCCGCTGCTTGGCAGTCAGCTGGACGGGAACCAGAATCTCGGGGAGCACTGGGGGCATGTCGTCGCGGTGATCCTGTCGGCGCAGCCGAGAGAACGCAGGCATGTCGTTGATGATCATGTTCGGCTGGCGCTCACGGATGAAGTCGATGACAGCACCGTTACGTCGGGTCAGCCAGAAGACATCCACGAAGTCCTTGTACTCGTGCTTGTACTTCCAAGGCCACAGCCAGTTCATCGTGGAAAAAATTTGCTCCGGTCGGTTCCCCGCAGGGGTTCCAGACAGGGCGCAGCGGTACGTGCTGCCAATCTCACGGAGGAGGATGGCCTGCCACGACTTTCCGTAGTTAGCCTGGCGGTGTGTCTCGTCCGCGATCACCACGTCTGCGTA